CTGCCGTATGGCGCCACAATCACGATATCGCTATCGCAACTGTTCGCTATCGTCATCTCTCCCATACTCCTTTTTGATGTGCTCAATCCATCGCTGCTCAGCCACCCTCTGATCCCTGACCACCCGCACAATCTCATACCCGATCCATGCCACCGCAGCCATCAGCATCCCCAGCAGAACCTCTCCCACACTGACATAGCTATCATCGAGTTTGATAGTCACTGTGTCCCCCATAGAGCACAAATACGTACTCAGTATGCTCTAACCGCCCCACAGGGACAGAATGTGTCCCTACTGTACCTCAATGAGGCGGTTGCAGCACACTAGCTTCCCTCTAGGACCATTCAGTGTCGATGTGCTCCACAAACCACATATCCCCTTCGATGGACGCTACTCTGTCCGCCTCCGCAAGAATAGCCTCAAACGCCAACAGGTCGTAGTCCACTGGCCCTGATTGCTCCATATCCCTAACTTTGCGATCCATTGTGTCCTCCCTTTGGAATCTCTTTCACGTTACTACTCCCGCATAGCCCACATCTGCGATACTCTCTATAGCCATACTCTGGAGCATAGAACTTCCAGCTACACTCCAGACAGAGCATCCTAACGGTGTACTGCCAGTTACAGCTCACAGCCTTAAATCATCCCAAGCTCTAACAGCCAGCTTGGGCATCCATGCGGACATGTCCCATCAGGCTCTACCCTACAGCCATCGGTCGCCTTACATACCCCTTCAGACTCCCACTTCTCCAGAGTCTTCAGAGACGGTTCCTTCGTGCGCTTCCTGTCCATCGCTGTCCTCCCAGGTCAAGTTAACTTCACTGGAGGCCCCATCGCTGAGGCCTCCTAGCAGCTAACTCGCGCTAGGCCTTGACCGCAGGGACGAATGGCACTCCCTTCTTGGCCAGCTTTGACTCATTGGCGGCAATGAACGCCAATATCTTCGGAGCCATCTCGATAATGCTAATCCAGGTGTCGGCATAGTACGCAGCACCATACTTGCTCGCCACTCCCCTCAACACCACTGTCCCCTTGGGCCCGATACTCAGGCTCATATTCACCTTGCTGGCTTCCTTCGCCGCAGCGAGGTCAGACTCCATCTTGGCCACAAGCGCCTTCAGTTGCTCATTGCTCATCCCCTGCGCATTGGTGTGACCTTGGCCACACTGGACACGGCTCAATGGGGGTTGCCATGGCGGGGCGATGCCGCAGATGATACTCATCGCGCTGGCTGTGACTCTATGAGCCGTCTACACTGTAGACAAGATCGTATTGGACTGCTAATTTTCGCGTGGCAACCGTGCCGCTAGTGCGTCCGGCGCTCGCAGTCGCTCACTCGTAAAGTCTGTTAGTGCTGTGACTTCCAGCGTTCGCAGAGCTGAGGTCGACTGCGCAGTCGTGGTTCAAATTGCCATCGCGTTCGATAAGGCTGGGTTATCACTCCGCCGTCCTCGATCGGCTTTCGTTATCGCTCGGAGTCGGTCTTCGCCATCGCCAACAGCGGGCATCCGGCGTCCGTTTCCGCCTTGCGATCACGCTAGCGCGGTTGCATACTGCAATCGGAGCGCCAAAAGCACGGTTTGCGTATGTTGTGGCAAACGCAGGCACTTGTGCGAGTGCCGTTTTGCTCGCCATGCAAACTATTGCACACAAATGGCATTTATGTGCCCGTTTGTCGCGCATTTTGGTCCAATGTGACACTTTTTGTCACTGCGGCAAAACGCGCCGACAAGGCGAACAGCAAGCGAACAAACGACGAACGTAGTAGGCCGTCGTGTGGCACGTTAGACACAGGGTATTCCCTGTATGCGTGGTACGTTAGACTCAGGTGAACACTGTAGACGCGGCTGCCGCTATTACCGCTTTGGCCAACATCGTGGCCATTGCGGAACAAGCAGTCATCATCGTCTCCCCATGCCCCTGTCCAGGGACCCCTCACCTATCTCTCGACCACTCCCTCTCCAGGCAGGCTTCGGCGACTGCTGAGTCGCATGGATTACGCAAAATAAATTGGTGGAATTCCTTCTAACCGTGGTTACTGAGGGCGATAATGTCCACGTGGCCGTGGAGCGCTGCGGCAGAATTTCGTGTGCCTCTTAGCGAATGACCAGTTGGCAAATGTGGCATCGCACCATGGACATCGAGGGCGGTCGGTGAGTTTGGGTGGGGCAGGGATCACTTGACTCCTAGCAGTGGATAGTGGGACCCATCTGTAGTCCAGAACCTGCAGCGGGCCAGTGGGGGGATGTTGGAATCGTCCTCTAACCTCAACACTTCGCATACGTTAGTCATTCGGGTGGGGTTAGTAAAGAAGTGAATACATGAGCAGCAGACCTCAGGCGACTCGGATTCCTCCATGTAGCCGACCTCATCCGGGCCGAACTTGTCCGGGCGGTCCTCCAGCAAGGCCTCATACTCAGCTCGGCTGATCACCGGACCCCCTTGAACCGTGCAGTAAAGTCTCGGCCGCTGCGATACCCGACTGGCTCCATAATTCCCAGCTCACAGCATTTTTCCATCAGGCAGGCGTGGGCGGTGATCCAGCCGCTGAAGTAGTCGCCATTTGCCTCCTGCTGCACGTCCTGCTCGACCAGCATCGCAAGGAGGGCAACTATTTCGATATCCTCGGTTGGGACATAGCGGACAGTGTCCTGCGCTGGCGGAGGATTGTCTATTTCACACCCTCGATCTGCTGCGTTGATCCCTGGGTCATCAGGCTGGCGGCTCACTTGACGATCCCTTGCCGCCGCAGCCGCTTGGCCTCGACGGCCTTCTTTTGGTTGGCCCTGACAGCAGCCCGCTTGGCGTCGGACCTCGATTGGCCCCCACGTTTGCCAATGTTCGCTAGGTGAGCGCGCAGGGCGGGGTCATTCCAATCAACATGTTCTGCCATTATCGCTTGACCTCCAGGATTAATATCATCGCTAACAATGCCGCTATCGCTACAACCACTATATCTCCTATCGCATGCGCGGGCTCCCACATTGGACTCCCCTTGACACCGGGCTGAGTGTGGCCTACCCTAACCACGCTTGTCAAGCGGCGAAAGGATGCCGCCAAAGGAGGACTCCATCGATGGCTGACTCCCCAAAGTGGCGCATCAAGCTCGCGGCAGCCCGCGAGGCCAAACGCATCGCCTGGGAGACTCGCCCCCGGCGCGTCCAGCACGAATGGCACCCTACGGCGAAAAGACGCCGCCACTCCAAGAAGACCATGGCCGCGGTCGTAGTCGAGTATGAGCGCCTGATGAATCGCTACCGTGCGCGCAACGGTGGCGCGGAGCCGATCCCCTCTAAGCAAAAGTCGCTGTGGGCCAACGCTGTGGCCATCGTCACCTGGATCCGCACTCCAGCCTTCCAGAGCCTCCACCAGCGCAAGCGCTCTTACATCAACCACGCCCGCATACGCGAACGGGCGCGGGTAGCCAAGGAGTTAGCCACCGCCACCGCGGCAGCAGCGCCCCCCAAGCCAGTCGCCCGCAGCCGCTGGAGCCTGCCAGGCGTGTGAGTGGGACGGCGATTCCCCTTGACCCTGTGTGATCTCTGTGAGACGTTGCGGACATGACACTGCCGCAATGTCCAAACTTCCTCAAGAAGGGTACTTGTCCTAAGAGCGACCCAATCCTGCTAGGTGAAACTGATGGTGGTGGCCGTTATTACTCATTTGGCTGCCGCACTTGTCGCTGTACTTGGGCGTTGTCGAAGGAGTGGGGGACACAAGAAACCCGTTATCAAGCTGCCATTCAACATGCCCGCGAACAGGGCGAGCTGGAACGCCGTAAGCGCCTAGACCGTAAGTGGTTCATCTGAGGATCCCTATGCCCCGCCCCCCATTGACTGATGCTCAAAAGGATGTCCTGCGAGCCCGGCTGGCCAACGCCAGGGCCGCCAAAGCCCTCTTGCCACCGAAGCCCAAGGGGCCAAGGGTGCCACGTTCGAAGGCCACCCCCGCTACTACACCAGTAGTGGCAGCAGTCGCGCCACCCTACGCCGTGTGGACCGAATCCCAGTGGCTAACCTCCCACGTCGACCTCTGCAAACAGCGCCTGGCGCTGCTGAAATCTGATTTCGAGACTGGGGCCAAAATTGTCGGCCAGCGTGGGGACTCAAACGACCCTAGGTCATATAGCTGCTTCGTCTGTGCGAATCCGGTGGCTGAGGTCAATCCCTCTGGCAGGGGACCTGGCTGGGTCTGGAAGCACGATTACCTCAACACCCGCACTGGCTTATACGAGTCCGTAGTGATCTGCAACCAGCACTGCCACACTGTCTACGTCAATGATACTCGCCTGCAGCTCAAGCTGAAGGACCTCATCAGGGGTGAGGTATCCGCTCCCGAGGCGGCCGCGTGAACCTCGAACGCGCCATCCAACTCCTCGACAAGCTGCCAATCAAGAATCGCGAAAACGGCACCATCCACAACTTCACTCTATTCCCCAACCAGCGAGTGTTTTGCGACAAAATCGGCAAACAAATTAGCGACATTGGTATGGTCCGCGCCATCGTCCTCAAGGCCCGCCGCGTGGGCATCAGCTCGGTAACAGATGGACTGTTTGTACCTCATTGTCTCAGCCGTCCGCAGGCCCACGCCAAGATAGTCGCCCACCGCGCCGACACGGCTGAGGGACTTTTCAGAGTCCCCCGTGACCTTGCCAAGGCCATGCCCTTCTCAGTCGGCGAAATCATGACTCGCAAGATCGTCTTTCACCACCCCGCGGGCAACAGCCTCCTTGACATCGCCACAGCGGGCTCGGTCAGCGGCGGACGAGGGCTGACTCTATCCGCGCTACACCTCTCTGAGGCCGCTCAGTTTCCCGGCGATGACTCCTTCCTCTCGCTGCTGCCCGCCGTCCAGAACGGCCCTAACTCTGTCGTCGTCATCGAGTCCACCGCCAATGGCCGTGTAGGCCTAGGCAAGCCATTTTATGAATTCTGGAACAGCTCTGTAGAAGGCAAAACTGGTTACATTCCTATATTCTGTTCTTGGCTCGACGACCCTGGCTGCGTGCGCTCCCCTGAGGAGGCCCGAGACGCCCCCAAGACCGACATCGAACGATCTCTGATGGCCAAGCCCTTCTACGCCAACAAGGCTCAAATCGCCTGGTTCCGCCACACCCTCGAATCCCAATGTCAAGGATTCGTACCTAAATTCTTCCAAGAATATCCGCACACCCCTGAGGTCGCGTTCACCTCCTCAGGCGACCCAGCGTTCACCGAAGACGAGATCGCCTACGTGAGGGAGACCGCCTGCGAGCCCCTGATCCTTGGCCACCTCGAACTCAAGGACGGCAAGCCGACTGTGGTCCACTCCCGCCGCGGAGCCCTGCTCGTGTGGGAACTCCCGGTCAACAATCACAAATATTACATCGGTGCCGACGCCGCCAGCGGAGTAGAAGATGGCGACTTCGCCGCTTACGCGGTCCTGGATGGCACGACAGGCCACATGGTGGCTCGCTTCGCAGAGCGCGTCCACCCGGAGGCCCTCGCCCGCGAACTCTGGATGGCTGGCATCCTCTTCAACAAGGCCCTGATCAACGTAGAGTTGACCGGCGGCCTCGGCAGAGTCATCCAGCGCATCCTCCGGGACGACTACCATTACCCAGAACTCTACGGCTGGAAAGGTAAGGACGATCGGCCAGCAGGGACCCCCCGCACCCATGCCCCCCGCGGCTGGGAGACCTCCAGCTACAGCCGCCGGATCCTAATCGACAACTTCAGGCTCTCACTGCGGGCTGGCATCAAAGACGATCTAGGAGGAGTCGAGGTCTATGATAGGTCCCTCATTGACCAGATGGATCGCTGCACTATGGCTGAAGGCATGAATTGGGAAGTTGAGAAGGGGCACGACGATATTTTATTTGCGTGTATGCTCGCCGTCACCACTTGCATCCAATACCCGCCTCCCCACGTAGGCGTCCGCAGCCGCCGCCCTGACACCGAAGCGGACGATCCGAAATCCCGAATGCCCATCATCGTCAAGAACGAGCTGCCCATCTCACTCGGCGACCACCTACGACAGCTGGAGCGCACCATGAAGCGCGCTGGCCGACCCGAGAGTTTAGAAGGTATCTAGGAGACTCTATGTATCCAGTCAGCCCAGTGATCGAAGGTTTCGAGCAACACGAAGTTGTCTTCGCTAAAGACCAGCCGCAATACAAGCCTCTACCTTCTTTGCCAATAGACGACGGAGAGTGCATCGTTACCCGTTGGCAACTCTCCTGGAAGGAGGTCCTGCGATTGCTGCTAACCCGCAGTGTCTACCTTAAAGTGAAAACTTTTGGTCACCCACTTCAGCCAGTGATGTTGAGCATAAATCCGCCAGAGGTAATCTGATGCCCATCGAACGCGACCCCAACGAGCCCCTGGATGCGTTCCTATGTCGCATCCTCCTGGCTCTCGCCAAACAATGCGGTGGCGAGCTGCGCATCAAGGAAGAGACGATTGAGATTGACACCCGCGCCCTCCTTCTGCAAGACTTCGACCCGAAGACCAATGAGATCGTGTTTAGAGTTGCGTCCCGATATGCCCAGCCAATCTGGATCCAACCAAGGCAATCCGCGTGGACCATCCCCTTCGAAGACCGCGCCCGCCAACTGGGTCTCGACCAGGCCAGCCGCCACCACGTCCCAACCGATGACGAACTCGCAGCCAAGGAGTCAAGCCAACGCCTGAGGAAACAATCCCGGCCACAGGGTCCGCTGTCGAGCGCATAGGGGCAGACAACGCCCCTAGAGGCAGACGGCCTCCCGACGCCCGCGCTGTCCTGCGCCAAATCGGCGAACAGTTCGTGCGGCTGCGCAAGGAATCCCGCGCAGGTGCGTGGGCCGATCTCCAGGAGCGCCTGATGACCAACATGGCAGCCCTGGTGCCCGACATCACCTCCCTCAAGGACATGCTAGGCCTATCAGTCTCGATCGAAGAGTTCATGAAGACCGAGGTAGGCAGCCAATCGCTCGACCCCTCTGAGGCCCTGCAGCGATTCCTCAATGCCCCCTCTCCACGACCAGCCGCCGCCCACGACCGTGACGAAGGTCCAGTGCAATAATGGCCCGCCGAATCCGCTATGCTGCCGCCCGAGAGATCTCAAAACAAGACCCAGACTTGACCATCGTGGCGCAGCTCGATAGCCTCCAAGATGCCGCCGACGCCGAACGCGATCGCCGCCTAGGCCAGGGATGGTTTGAGGAGGTGAGGACCTTCTTCAACATCGACCCGGCAACGTATAGCGCGCCGACCTTTAGGCCACGAATAGTCATCCCAGAGTTGCAGGTCCTGATGCTCAACGAAGCGACCGACCTCAGCGATGCGCTCCCGCGAATCTACATCACCCATAAGGAGGAGAGGGATAAGCTCCGTGAGAAGGCCTACCAGGAGAACTGGCGTCAGTCGTTCTACAACAATAGGTTACTCGAAGCAGAAATATGGTCCCTCTTCTCGGGGACCGGCTTCGTGCAGGTAGGCTTCGATCCGCACGCCCGCCAGGGCAAAGGGGAAGTCTTCATCGAGAGCAGGGATCCCGATACTGTCCACCCCGACCCCGGCACCAAGGACTGGAAGCGCTGGAGCTACGTCCAATTCGATGATCGCATGTACATCGACGAGGTGCGGTCGCGGTGGCCCGACTCTGGCTATCGAGTGATCCCCCGACGAGGCCCCGCGCCGGGCGTCCTGGCCAACTCTGGAACCATGGGCACCGGCATCAACATGCCCCCCGGCCCAATGTCGGCCGGGCCAGGAATGACGCAGCGCCTCATCAGCAGCGACAGCGTGGTCACCGTCCGCCACACCTTCATCCGCGACTACACCGAGGTCGACATCACCAAGGACGAACGGGATCGCATGGCCCAGACCCTCGACAGCCTGTTGGCCATCCCCAAACGGAGGAGGATGTATCCAAATGGAAGGTGGATCGTCGACTGCGAGGGCATCATCCTCGCGGACGGCCCCAACCCATTCCCTCTCGGCCTATTCCCAATCATCCCCTACCGCGCCATGCCATCCCTTGGCTGGTTCTGGGGAGTGCCCCCCATCCGCTACACGCGCTCCATCCAACAAATCGCCGAGCGCATGATGACCCAGACCTTTGAGTCCGCGGTGCGCCTCAACAACGGCATGATCTTCATCGACGAGGCGACAGGGTTGGACGCTGACTCCTATAGTGGCTTGCCGGGGGAAATCGTAGTCATCAACGCCAACTCCAAGCCGCCCACCATCCAGTGGCCCACTCCCATGCCAGCCCACATGACTCAGCTGCCCAATATGTTGCTGGACCTGCAGAAGCGCCTGCAGGGATTCAGCCCTGCGCGGTCAGGCCAGACAAGTCCAGGCAATCAGTCCGCTGATCTCTATGACTCGACTATCTATCAGGCGCAGTCAATGACCAGGCTGCGAAGTCGCCTGATGGCGGAGCCGATTCAAGCGACTGCTGAGATGGTCTTCTACACCATGTGCCGCTTTTATAAGGATGGAGCAGCATTCGCAGGCATCGACGGCAAGGACGTCAAGTGGACCAAGTGGACCGCCATGGGCGACGAATCGATGGAGGACTACGGCATCGTCCTCGACCCTGGATCACTCAAGCCAGTCTCCACGGCAGCCCTGCGCACCATCATCACCGACCTCCTGAAGGCTGGCCAGATTCCCCTCAAGTACGCCCTCGAAGTAATGGAGGTCCCCAACGGTGACGAAATCGCCGAGGCTCAGCAGCAGGCCCAAGAACTAGCGGCTTTGAGTAAGACTCGCAGGCCTCGATGACCTTCCTCCCTCCCTTCCACACCGACCGCTCCCTCAGCTGGATCAGCGTGGACCGCGTTGCAGAAATCTGGCACCGCTCCCCTCGCCTCATCCGCCGCTGGTGCATGGATGGCACCCTCGTCGAGATGGGTGCTCGTGTCTATCGCGACAAAGGTCGCTGGTGGATTGGCGTGGCACATTCGGAACTCCCGGAATACAAGTTGGAAAACTCCTTGCAACCGCTCCCCTTCTGACATCATTGTGCCCCTGTGGCACAAAGATATGAACTCCTATCCCTGGAATCCCACGGCGAATGGTACATCTGCCAGTTTGCCATCAACGATCACCTGGTCGAGGCCTTCTGGGAACACAAATCCATCCGCGATAGCTACCTTACCGAGGACTCCTTCATGTCCTACCTTCGCGGCCGCGCCGATTCCCTACTGACCGAATTCGGCGACATCCGCCTGCGCGGACCAATCGAGGAGCAACATTATGGCCAAGCGGCGTAAGGACGACATGGACGACACCTCCGGCTCCGAGATGCCCTTCGGCGGCAAAGGTAAGATGGGTGGCGGTCGGGGCAAGCGCAAAAAGGGCCGCAAGGGCAAGCGCTCCAAGGGACGATATTAGTTAGCCGACGAACTTCGGTGGGGGTCTCCCCTGGGTGGCAGAAAGCGCCACTGTAGGGTACCCACTGAGGAAAGGAGACCTCAACATGGCACGACGCAAAAAGGGCCGACACGGCAAACGCAAGTAAGCGCGGCCCAACATAGCACTCGAATCGATGAGGAGGGAATGGGGAGGGCAGGTAGGGCTGAGATAACCTCCCCCTTTCACTGGAGCCAGCAGATGCGCAACAGCAAAAATGTCATCCACGAAGAGGGCATCCCATCGAACCGCATCGCCTCGCCCATCACCACCGGCTTCAGCCCGGCCCAAGGCGGCACCTTGGACGACTTTCGCACCGACGTAGAAGACGGCCGCCCAGCCGACCCACTGAACCTAACGCCCAACGATCTCATAGGCAACGCTCGCAAGACGCGGACGCGCAGGTAGCAAAGGAGCCCATATGGCAAAATCTCGAAAAGGTGGCTGGCCCGAGAAGAACCCCGAAACGAGTTCATTCCCCGCCCTCACCACCCCACTTTCCACGACAGCCGCCCCAGCCGAACCCGGTCCCGGCGTCTACGACATCGTCCCCGACAACGCGAGCCCCGGCAATCCAGTAGGCTACAGCGGCATGGAGGGTGGCAAGAAGAAGGGACGCAAGGGATAACTCGTGGCAGCCGCTGCAAATCCGTTAGCTACGGCAGTCCAGAGCAAACTTGCTCAACTGCAGGGTGGCGCTGACCCATCTGCCCAGGGTGGCGGTGGCGCACCGGGCGGCGGAATGCCCCCGTCCAGCGACGACAGCGGTGTCGGTGACCAACTAGCCCAACAGTCAGCCGAACTCCATGGAGCTGACCCAGGCCTGATCCTGCAGCAGCTGCAGAAGATCCGTGGAGCGCTGGGCGTCATGTTCATTCAAACTTTCCAGTCGGTGCCCAATGTCGCGGGCCACGTATCGAAGACTCTCGGCACCCTCGACAAAGCAATCAAGGAAGCTCAGAACGCAGCCCAGACCGCTAGCGCGGTACGGCCGCCAGTAGGCTTCAGCCTAGCTCAACAGGGACCCGGTGGACCCGCTGGTCCATCAGCAGGAATGTAGTGGCAGAAAGTGCCACATAGAGAAGGGGAGATATCGATGTCAACTCTCAAAGAACGCGCACCACAACTTTTCGAGACCTACGCTGTCGACTCCGGTGGCCGACCCGCCGACGATCCCAAGCGCCCAGGCCAATTGCTGTCCGCTGGCCCACGGGTGCCGAGCCCAGTCGAAGTGGTCTCCTTCGTCTTCTCCCAGCACCACATCACTCCCGACAACGGAGCCGCGATTGACATCGTGGCCTCCCTCGATGAGCTGAGCAAACTACCGAAGGCAGGCCCAGCACCGGGGCCGCAGCCCAACCCGCCGCAGCCAGCTAAGTATCTCGGCGCAGAACGTCGTGCGCGGGCTGGCACCTCGCCCACCGGCGCAGAACGGCGCGCCCTGTCGGCCAAGTACATCGGCCCTGAACGCCGCGTGAAGCTGCTGCCAATCACAATCCCTGACCGTCGCAAGCCAGCGCCCAAGGTATAGGAGAGCCGCCGATGCCCACACTCGAACAATTACTCGAAAACGCCCAGCTCACCGACGACATCAAGATCACCCTGCCCAACGTAGGCGAGGTGACGATCGGCGAACTGAGGCTATTCGCCTCAAATCAGAAGGCTGCCGTTGCTGACGCGCACAAGCGCAAAGCCGACGCCGAGGCAGAGATCGCCAAGGCCCAGCGCCTGGCGACTGACTCCCTCGCTCTCTGGGAAGAAGCGCAGAAACTGAAGAAGGCCCCGGCTGATCCCACCTCGTCCAACGCGGAGATCGACTGGGACACCGACCCCGTCTACAAGCCAGTCGGCGCTCGATTCAAGGCGCAACAATCCGAACTCGCCGACGCCATCGAACAAGTGAAGCAACTCAAGTCAGCCTTCGGCGCTGGCTTCAAGTTCGTCACCGAGGACTACAACGAACGCCGTTGGAACGCGATCCCCGCGGCCCAACGTCCCAAGGACAAGTCCTGGCGCGACTACATGTCCGACGCCGAGAAGGGCAACATCCGCGACAGCCATGGCCTCTTCGATCCCATCGAAACTTTCAACCGCGCCACGGCAGCCGACCGGCGGGCTGCAGAAATCGAAGACGCCCGCCAAAAGGGCATCAAAGAGGGCGAGAAGCGCGGGGCGCAGGCGAGTTTGCCCAGGCCCGGCGGCACACCACAGTCGATCAAGCGGCCCGCTGACGCCCCTCAGTACAAGGATCTCAGAGACGCATTCGCTCATGCAGCAAACGATCCAGAGATTCTGAGAATCGCGGCGGGGGATGAGAATTAGTATATAGTGAACCATGCCCTACTCACCTGAAACTCGAAAACAAAAGTCCCGTGAATACTACGAGCGCACTCGCGAGAAGGCGCTTGCTAGGCAGAAGGCCTACAGCGAGTCTCACAAAAAGGAACGCAAAGAGTACGTCGCTGCCAACCGCGAACTTGTTTATAAAGTAAACCGCGAGTGGCGTGAGCGTAACCGAGAACAGTGGCTTAAGATTTCTCGCAAAAAGAATCTCGCGTACCGGACTGGTTTGAAGGATGAGTTCATTGCGGCCTATGGCAGTCGTTGTGCGTGCTGTGGTGAGGACTATCGAGAGTTTCTAACTGTTGATCACATTGGTGGCGGTGGTGCTACCGAACGGCGCACACTGGGTTGGCGCGGGTTAGGTGCAGCTTTTTATTTGCATCTCAAGAAGCTTGGATGGCCGAAGGATCGCTATCGGCTTCTGTGTATGAACTGCAATTTTGCGACGCGGAATGGTAAGCCATGTCCGCATACGACAGAGTCCACGCTTCATGTTGTCGAAGGACTAGTCTGCTAACGGAGGATTTATGGCGTACGGTACCATAGGCACGGGTATTAGCCAGCCAAGTGCACAGTTAGTAGCTACCTTGAATGCTATTACTCAGAAGTATATTTTCCCGACAATTGGTGATCAAGTGTTCATCCCAAGTCCTTTGTTTTGGGGACTTACGAAACGCGGCAAAGACATCCGCGAGGGCGCTGAGATTGTGTATCCGTTGGCGACCACCGAAGAAATGACCGGCGGCAGCTACTACGGCGACCAGTTGCTGAACACAACCGTGGTCGATTCGATCCAGCCCGCAAACCAGGTATGGCGACCCTACTACCAATCCGTCGCCGTCCCTGTGACTGACATCATCCTGGGCCGCGGAGGTCCGATGGGACTGGACCTCGTCAGGTCAAAAATGGAGATCGGCGGGGCGTCGTTCCTGCAGAAGTTGTGCAGAGCCATGTGGCACACTTCGCCACAGAACACCTCGACCGACATCGACGACCTCGACTCGTGGGTGCGGCTGACCTCCAACACCATCGCTGGCATCAATCGCTCGACCTCAACCTTCTGGCAGCCCGCAGCGAATGGCGCTGGCGGGGCGGCCGCGTTGACGCCCACTGTCTTCGAGAACGCCTACCAATCGGTCACCTATGGCTACGACGAACCCGACCTCTGCGTCATGGACAACACTCGCTTCGCCGCCTTCAAACTTAACTTCACCACTCTCGTGCGCTTCACCGAACTGGAGCAAGACGACACCGCCCTGCAGGCTGGCTTCCGCTACCACTTCGTCGTCAACAACGCGGTGATCATGGCCGACCGCTTTACACCAGCCCAGCGCGCATACATCCTGAACTCCAAATATATCTTCCCCATCTTCAACGCGAACGACTATTTCAAGATCGATCCCTGGATGCAGCCAACGAACCAGCGAGTTGTGGTATCGAAAATATATCTCACATGGCAGCTTGCTAACATTTCCCCTCGCATGTGCGTTTGTATCACTAATTTGGCATAACTGCCGTAGAATGAGTTAGATAGGAGACAATATGGCAATCGTAAACAGCGTTGAACGAATCGGCGGCTACGGCATCGGCTCTAACTACACGACCGCCGCAGGAGTAGCCCTGGCAGCGGCCTCGACCACGACCACGGTCACCGTCGGCACCCAAGGCTATACATCTGGCCTGATCCGCGTGAAGGTCTATAACGGTGGCAGCAGCACGACCGCCGCCGCAGTCACCGTGACAGTCACCGACGGCACCAACACTTACCTGGTTGGCTCGATCGCCGTCTACACCATCGCCAACGTAGCCAACGGCGGCCTCGATCATGTCTTCACTGTGCTGGTCGATATCCAGATCGCCACCGTGACCATCATCACAGCGCTGACCGTGGGCACCGCGACCGCGACCCTCGACTACGAGGTCCTGCTCAACCCATAGATAGTAAAGGACTTATTGTGGATCACGGTTAAGTATAGATGTTGTAAACAGGGGCGCTGTCAGCCCCTCTCCTGTGCGTCAGGTAGGCTGGGGGGCTGATCGATGGGCATCGATTGGCCCCATTTGTTTTGAGGAGCATCGAGCGTGTCAACTTTGGTAGGGGACATTGTGCAGCAATTTAGGGACCTTGCTCAAGACCCCCCGCAGACCCTTGCGGCCCCCGGCATCACTGCGCTCACCGCCATCTCAACGGTGGGCGGTACCATTCCCCTCGGCACCTACTATCTAGTCTTGACCATCTACAACCAGTGGGGCGAGACAGTTGCATCGAACGAGCAGTCGGCCACCCTTAGCGGAATCCAAAATTCCATCCAGATCACCTGGACCTCTGCACCCCTTGGTTCCATCGCTGGAGGACTGCGAGCTTATATCGGCCTCGCAGCGGCAGCCGAGAACTCCTATATACCCTTCTCATTCCCGGCCAGCCAACCGCTACTGCTGACCTCCCCCGGTACGAATGCCGGTGCGCCCCCTGCGACCTCAACCGCCTACCTGCCCGACACCGATGGCAGCTATGTGAGGGCGAGCCCAGTTTTCAGGTGGCTCAACGATGCCCTGCGCCAGGGGAGTCGTCTAATGAATGGCTTCACCGATTACTCAGGCTTCCCCTCGACGATCAACTTTGCGACCTACCTCATCACCGGCGAGTGGACCAAGATGACCCAGGCTTGGTATGACGGCTACCCAGTCTCATTCGCGCCCACATCTGGCTTCTTCAAACGCAACACGGTGACCAGCTCAATCCTTGCAGGCTGGTCGATCTCGTTCTACAACAACCAACTGGGCGTCGAGGTCTGGCCACAACCCGCTCGCACCGCCACAGTGACCTCACTCGCGCTACCGATGCTGCCCACCGACACCGTGGCCACCCTGACCTCCACTGGCGGCTTCCTGCTGCCTACCTACGGCATGGTCCAGTTCGGCACCGAAATCTGCGCCTACAACGGCATCAGCGGCAATCAGCTGATTGGCCTGCTGAGGGGCCTCGGTGGCACTGCGGCCTCTGCGTGGGCCGCATCCACGCCAGCCACCGAACTCAACGCGTTCTTCCAAGGCAAGCGAGTGTTCAACACTCAGTACACTCCAGGTCAGGCATCCCTCAACCTGCCGATCCCCGCTGGCATGGACGGCATCTTGATCAACTTTCTTATGAGCAAGTTCCTCGAAACTGAACGCGACTGGCAAGGCGCGAAGGCCAAAATGGACTCCTTCACTGCGCAAATTAAAGACTACATGCGCATGAACCGGCAGATCGCCGGACCCGTTCAGGCAGGGTCACGCGACTACCAATTTGTCGTTTTCGGGGGGACCCGGTTTGGTGGTACAATTCTGCCATGAAACCTACAATCATTTACGCGCTTGTTGATCCACGAGATCAATCTATTCGTTACGTTGGCAAGACAGTAAACAAACGCTGTCGTATGTCTGTGCATCGCTGGGCCGCAGGGAAGGGCTCTAAGCGAATGATGTGGCTCTTGGACCTCGTGAAGTTAGGGCTCCAGGCAGAGTTCAGGGTGCTAGAAACTGTTGAGGGGGATGCTTGGATCGAACGAGAGCGTTACTGGATCAAATATTATCGAGACCTTGGTGCTCCACTCACAAACATTCGAGATGGTGGAGACACTAATCATCCCGACAACGAAGAACTCCGCAAGTGGCGGAGCAAATTCATGACCGGCCATACCCTCTCAGCAGAGTCACGTCACAAGATCAGTGTGGCTAACTCGGGCAGAGTTCGTTCGGCTGAATGGCGTGAGAAGCTCTCTGCTGGAATGCGTGGTCGTGTGATGCCGGAGGAACAACGCCAACGCATGATTGGCAGGAAGCAGTCTACTGAAACTGTAGCAAAGAGAGTGGCCCACTATAAGGATCGTGGACTGTATAAATCTGAGGAAGCTCACCAACGCGTGATTGCTGGCTCCCGTAAACACTGGACTGGTAGGAAGCGCTCAGATGAGCAGAAGGCTAAGATTCGGGAGTCACTCAGGCAATATTGGGCTAATCTTACTCCCGAACGTAAAGCTGAGATCGAATCACAAACTCTTCGGAGGCGTTGGGCGTAATGCCTCTACAGAACATCAGCCAGAAAAGTTTTTTCAAAGGTGTGAACGCCAGTGCTGCCTACAACAGTCAGCCCAAGGGGACAGTGCCCAGGGTCAGCAACATGACCCTGACCACCCGTGGCGCGCTGCGGTCGTGTGACCAAAACTTGGGCATCTGCACCCTTAACGGAACAGGACCTGCTGTGGCTGAGGGTCCGTTCACCTCGATCCAATTCTTCCAACCGAATCCCTCGCTGCGAAAAGTTCTCGCCTTCCAGCGCGACACCGACACTCAGGTCCCCACTCCCGCTGGCCTCGCCGCAGCCAATGGCGGCCTGGGCGGAACCCTGCCCATCGGCACCTACTACTACGTCATCACCGCAACCGACGGCGCGGGCGGGGAGACTCCAAAGTCAAACGAGGTTACGATCACGACCGCTGCAATCGACCTGGTCAATCTGAGCTGGACCGCCGAGCCCGCTGCCGCCGCCTACAACATCTATCGCGGCCCGACCTCAGGCTCTGAGACCCTGTTGGCCTCAGGCATCGTCGGCACTACCTACGTAGACAATGGCTCAGCGACCGTGGCTCCCTCCAGCTATACCCTCCTAGCCTCCCCCAACGGGGCCACAATGGCCATCGCAGGCACCCGCGCCACCTACACCTTCACCACCACGGGGACCAACCGCGTCGCTCCAGGCGGGCTATTCTCGATCTCCGGGGCGTCGCCCGCGGGTTACAACAGCAGCTACGCTTGCCAATCCCGCAGCGGCAACTCGGTCATCGCGGTGAAGTTCAATCAGACTCTGCTGGCGGCAGGCGGCGGCGGCACCCTGCTCGCCTCCGCGTCTCCACCCACCGTTAACACGACCCAAACTCTATCACTCATCAACGCAAGCGGCCTCGTATTCACCAAGCCGGGCAGCATTATCTACACTTTCCCCAGCGGCCAATATCCTCCCAACCCTCCATTCCCCGTGGGCGCGGTGGGCGGATCGTACTCTGGCATCAGCGGCGGCGGCACCTTAGTCAACCCAGCCCCCGGCAATATCGTCGGCCAATCTGGCCCACTCCCCGACCAGATCCCCTTCGCTGGCCTGATGATGTTGATCCTGGGGAATGGCCTACCTCCCTGTCAAACCGATGGCTCAACGGGAGGCACCGAGGTCCTGGGCAATACCTTCACCGGCGCATTCCCCAGCTGGTTCGCCACAACCGCCTATGCGGTCGGCGACATCGTCCAGCCGGTGACTCCAAATGGCTTTGTCTACACGGTCACCCAGGGGGGCATCAGCGGCGGCAGCGAGCCAACTTTCCCCGCTGGCCCCGGCCAAACGGTCGGCGACAACAACATCATCTGGACTCAAACGGGCTCGAACGCTACCCCTGCTCCCCGTGGAGCTGCCCACGCGATCAGCCACGCGGGCTCCCTGTGGCTCTGGAACACCGCGCCCACCGACAGCTCGGACCTCCTTGACGGCCCATCGATCCTGAAGATGTCCGACGCCAATAATCCCAACAGTTGGAATCCAGTGAACGTGGCAGCGGTGGGCAAAAATGATGGCCAGCAGGGCATGGGCATGGCGGCGTTTACGATTGCCGAGTCAGGCATCCCACCAGAAGGCTCCCTCGTGCTGTTCAAGGAATACTCAACTTATCAGGTCATCGGCGTCTTCGGCGCGACCGACTTCACGATCCAGGAGGCCCAGACCGACCTCGGCTGCATCTCCCCGCGAACGATCAAATTTGTCCCCGGATTCGGCATCGTGAGGCTGACTCACCTCGGCTTCGCAGTCTTCGATGGCGTCCGCGACAGACTCATCAGCGAAGAAATTCGCCCATACCTCTTTGGCGATCAGGCCGACATCTCCCAGATGGACTTCAGCTGGGCATACACCGCGAAGGCCGACATCACCGCGGTCCCGCCGATGTACTGTGCTGCGATCCCGGTGCTAGGTCAAGGCAACGATGGCCGCCTGACTCGCCTCTGCTGCTACGACCTCGTCCTGAAGGCCTGGACCATCATCGACCTCCCCTTCGGCATCTCTGCGGTCGAGCAGCTGAAGATCCCCGGCAGTGAACCAATCACCGTCTTCGGCGGCTGGTCCGATGCCATGATCAGCCGCTGGCAGGTTGGCGATCAAACCGGCTGGCAATCGTGGCTCGATCCCTCGCTCGTCGTCCACACTGGAGTCCCCCTCGTGTGGAGCCTCCGTACCCCGGCGGCGGTTGGCCAATCGGCGAACGATCGGATCACCTTCCGTCGCGTCCTGGCCCATGCGAGCTGGCTTGGATCATCCACGATAGGCAGTGCCATGATGCCCAACTCCCTGAGCACCACAAGTTTCAGCGTCGCGATCACGGTAGACGGCTCCTCAATGCCCACCGCGCCAGTGCGACCCCTGCTGGCCCCCTCGGGCGCATCCACCGATTCCTCGGTGCAATTGGCGGCTGAGATCGGCCGCACCGGCCTCGATGCCTACGCTACCATCAGTGGAGTCCAGGCGATCAATGGCTCCCCGATCGTAATTGACGAGGTCGACTGGGCTCTCATCCAGCGGCCCACCGGCTCACTGGTGCGCGTATGAATATCCGACACTTACTGCCAAACGAAGACTGGCCAGCCAACGTGCCCATCGGCGTCCCTGCGGCCTCGCTCGACCATCGCTGGTGTTGGGTGGCAGAGGACTCGACTGGCCCTCAGGGCGGCCTCCTGGCCTGCCCCATGCACCATGCGATATTCTTGCTGCGCGTGGTAGTCGCCGCCCGAGCGCCCAAGATTACCCTGCTGGCCCTCCTGCGCGGATCACTTCGGGAAGCCAAGGGGGCTGGCTACAACGGCTTCATCACCATGATCGAACCCGGCAAACGCTGCGGCGAGCGGCTGGCAAAGTTGGCCACCCGCATCGGCGGCCTGCGTACGACCGACAATTTCAACCTCGTCTGCGGCTCCCTGGAGCGTCTCTGATGCCCTTCCTTGCTGGCATCGCTGGCTTGATACCGGCCCTGATTGGCGCTGGCGTAACCGGCGTGACCACCGGACTCGAAGCCTCAGGGGCCATCGGAGGCGGTGGGGGCAGCAGTACCGCCCCTCCCAACCCAGCCCAGCTGGCCAGCCAGGTCGCCCAGCAAAAGGCCCAACTCGCCTCGACGCTGAACCAAAATAAGGGTAACGTACAGGAGCAGACCGGCGGAGGCTTGGCCCCTGACGCGGTCGCCCAGCTAGTGGGTGGCGAGACCGGCAACCTGAACAACATCAACTCTCTGCAAGACCTCGTCAGCTCTCAGAGCGGCCAGGCCATCCAGCAGCCCTCCCAGCCCGGAGCAGGCGGCCTGGCTGACAGCGGCATCTATGGAGCCAGCTAATGGATAGCATCGTCACCGCACTCCAAGGCGCATTCACCGGCCCAGGCGCGCTCGGCAACATCCTCAAGACCGGCGTCACCGCCGCGGGCGGCATCGGCGACATCATCTCCCAGCAGAAGCAGAATTCTTCGCTCAATCAGGTGCTGCAGTACCAAAAGAATCCAGCCCTCGCAGCGCAGAAAATCGCCCAGATGACTCAACCCTTGAGCCAGGGCCTGACGCAGGACGTTGGCAACAATGTTCAAGGCTACCTCGGCGAACGCGGCCTGTCGGGCAGCCCTAACATTACCGCATCAGTGCTGGCTCAGGCCCTAGCTCCCTATCAGCAGCAGAATCAGCAACTAGCCACCAGCCAGTTCGGACAGTTGCTCAATCCAGCCGGTGCTGGCTTCGGCAAACCAATCGACTGGGGCAGCTTGATGAAGCTGTGGATGCCTGCGCCGAAGCTGAACCCCGCCGGAACAAATCCAGCCTCCACTGGACCATTCCCCAACATGAATACCGCCGGAACCAGCGGCACCTTGAACTCAACGCCGCCATTCTTCCCGACGACCGGCCCCAGCTTGAGTCAAGCAGCTCAACCACCCGACATGTCTGGCATGGACGACTTCAGCGGCCTCGATAGCTACCCAGGTGGTCAATGAGCGCCCTCGCACAATCGATCGCAACCTCCCTCGGCTCAGCCGGAGGCGGCTACGGCGCTGCCCGCGACGCGCAGACCGACGAGAAGAATCAGGTTACCCAGGCTACCTCAGCTGCCGACCAGGCCAACTTCGAACGCTCCATGCGGATTAAGCAATTCATCCTGGAGCAGCAGACTCAAAAGCGCCTGGCTGACTCAGCTGAACTCCAGAACCGCGTTCAGTCAGCTCTCATGGCTGGCTCATGGACTGACACTGGCGCTCCAGTCCGCATGAAAGGTGGCGGTCTGGGGATGATTCAGCACAATAGTAAGACCAACGAGACTCGTGTTGCTGCCCTTCCTGAGGGCACTGAGCCTCAGAACGATGACGAATCCAAGTGGGACCAATACCGTTCCGCCTACAAGCAAGCCTTCGGCAAGGAGCCCGACGACGACCTCCGCAAAACCTTCTTCAACAAGATGGCTGGAGCCCCCGCGCCCAAGGACCAAACTGAATTCGAAGCCTGGCGCGAGGCCTTCAAGGCCGCCCACGGCAAGGAACCAGGCGCTGCCGAGATCGCCGACTGGCACCGCGCACCCAAGGCTGAGAAGGGCGCAAAGGACGACGGCACGAGTGACCTTGGCTCCTTCGCTCAGCAGCTCGCAACCAAGAATCTCACCCTGGCCCAGGTGCCCAGTAAACTTCGCGGCCCTCTGCTCTCCTACATGCACGATCAAGGGATGAAGTTGCCAAATCAACTCAGTCCCGCGCTTGAAGACAAACTTATGCAGCGCTCTGACGCGCTCCAAAACACTGTCGACCTGATCGACCAGATTCGTCCCGACCTCGACTTGATCAAGACTCTCCCATCGGCCTCCTTGGTCGAACTGGCTCAGTCCCCCGAATCAGTCAAAGCTGCCCTGACTCGCTACTTCACCTGGATGCAGAAGCCCCAGGACAGAATGCGAATCGAGCGCCTGGCAGGTAACCTGCGCTCCCTCCAGGAGGCGGTCAACGTAATCCGTGGCCCCCTGGGCGCAACCGGCTTCCGCGGCAAAGAGGGCTGGGATGCCCTGCAGAATCAAACCGTCCGCGCCCTGTCCGCGCCCGGCGTCAACGCTCAGGTACTCGACAACACCGAGAAGATCGCGAAGTCACTGCTGAACTCAACGCATCAAGTTCTCGGCGACTCAGGCGAGGAGGCCACTCCATCAGCTGCCTCCGCCAAGCCGTCATCCAGCAGCGATCTCCACTTCGACTCAAAGGGGAACATAATTGCCGCTCCCGCAAAATAGCCCCGAGCGCACCGCCCACCTGGCTGACGGCCGGACTCTCCATTTCCCTGCCGACACCCCTGACGCCGTCATCAGCGCTACGGTAAAGAAGATGCTAAACGCTGAACCATCTGCGCCCGCCGTCCCAGCTCAGGGAGCCCCCCTCGCCCAGCCCTCTGGCCCCACTTCCATGCGCGCCTACACCATGGGCGACCGCCTGAAGCAGGCCATCAACTCAGGCAAGGAAGGCCTACCAGCCATCGGTGCCGGCCTCGCAGCGGCAGCCGCCCCCACCTCAGGCGGCCTAAGCGAACTTATTGTCCCAGTCCTCGCTGCCCTGATGGGGGGCGCTGCTGGGACCTCCGCCAAACAAGGAGTCTCAGCAGCCATCGGCAGTGGCGATCGCCCCAAGTCCACCACCGATGCCTTGACTGAGGTCGGCGTGGGCGGCATCCATCAAGCCGAATACGAAATGAGCGCAAAGCCTCTCGATGCCTTCCTTGGCCACGTCATCGGCACCACCGCCTCGAAGGCCAACCGCGCCCGAGTAGCCAACCTAACCGCCATGACCGGCAAGGGCGATCAGACTGGCGCAAATTTCGAAAAGATCCTCTCTGACATCGACGATACAGTGAAGGTCTCAGGTCGCCCTAAGTCCCCCTTGGGCGTGTTCAACGTCATCAAGCAGACCGGCAAGCGCCTCGATAGCGAATTCAACAACTCACTTGCCCTGGTGGGCAACCAGCGCGTGGTCCCCATGGACATTGCCAATCGCATCCATAGCCTGATCACCCCCGACATGGCCTACACCGCCGAAGGCCGGGCTGCCCGCAAGGAGATCCTCGACGCCGAGGTCGAATATCAGAAGCCTTGGACTTACTACGCCCTCAACAGTAAGCGCATGACCAACAATAATCTCCTTGATCCTCTCTACAACAAGGGCTCTCAAGGTCAAGCCGCCGCCCTGTCAGACGTGCAGAAGAAAATCGCCAAAGCCGTCCGCGATGAGTCGGCCAACATGGTCTACAGCGCCGTGGACAAGGTCAATCCTGCTATCGATGCTCAACTGCTGAAGCAAAGACAGGGAGCCCTCTGGTCGCTATCTGATCAACTCAGTGATCGCGTAAGCGAGATCCACGACGCCCAGCTGACCGAGGAAGGCAAAACTTTACGCCAGAAGGTCAGCCCCAGCGCCGTCGTCACTCCAAAGTCCGCCCATGGCTACGTTCGCGGGGTGAGCAAACTAATCCCCGGCGGCGGACCCGAGCGTCAAGCAGCCATTCAAACTCGCCGAGCCTTCAAGGATTCCAGCTCAGCGATCGCCCGCCGTCGTGCAATCCTCGCAGCCCCAGTAGCCAACATCATGCGCGGCGTGGGCGCGGTTGGATCCGCAGCCACTTCAGAGGACGACAACGATGACCAATAAAGGGAGCCAGCTCATGAAGTGGACAATCAGCATCATCTTGACACTCATAGCGCTGCTGACCATGGCTCAGTCGGCCACGGCCCAGGCTGGCTACACGACCGTCACCGGCACCGTGGTCGATGCCAACTCAGTTCCCTACGTGGCTGGCAACTACAACGTGACCTTCGTCAACACGACCGGACAACAGGCGATGTTTCAGGGCAGCGTTCTCAACCAGACAACCTTCAGCGGCAAGTTGACCTCTACCGCCACCTTCTCGATCGTGCTGCCAGCGAACTCCGGTGCGGGCGCTATTAGCCCGCTGGGCACGCAATGGAACTTCAGCTTTACCGCCAGCGACGGCGGCTCCCCCTTCAACATCAACGCGACCATCACTGGCTCCACTCAGTCGCTCAGCACTGCAATCGCCGCTGCCGCGCCCATTCTCACCTTCACTATCGGCGGACCAAGCGGCGAGCCAATCCCCGTCGGCCCCTCCGCTGACTGCCCCGCATCGAATGGCACCTTGAGTTACTGGATTCCCTGTGCGGGTGGCGGTCCTCCAACTGGGGCCGCCGGGGGCGTATTGGCTGGTACATATCCCAACCCCACCTGTTCAACATGCGCCATTACCGCGAATCCACTTTCCCAATTCGCACCCACAACCTCAGCCCAGCTTCGAGGTGTACTCAGCGATGAGACCGGAACAGGCGCAGCCGTCTTCGGAACCTCGCCAACTCTAATCACTCCTGCTCTTGGCACTCCTACTGCATTAGTTCTAACAAGCGCGACGGGATTGCCCCTGTCTACCGGAGTGGTCGGTCAATTGCCAATCGGCAGCGTAGGCAGCGCGGGTTTGAGTGGGACATCTCCCATCGCGATTGCTTCTACCGGTGTGATTAGTTGCACCACTTGCGGAGTGATCACGGTACCGGTGGGAGCTGATCCTTCGGGCGCAACTGATTCTCGCGTTGCTTTACAGGCGGCACTGACCATAGGGGCAACCACACCTTATCCGGCAGTATTTATCCCGGCAGGAAGCTACATAGTCTCTTCGCCAGGCCTAAGCTGCCCGTCAAGTTCCTGCAAGATATTTGGCTCAGGCGGTAACACTACCTCAATCCAGGCCAGCGCCAGCGGCTACAACACACTGGTAATTGGAGGACCATACGTCTCGCAAAACCCGTCAGGATGGACAAAGGACATCGCAGTTAGCGGCTCCGGAAGGCCAGGTTCGATAACTGGGGTTTCAGCACTCCAACTCAATGATGTGCAGAACTACCGCATCGAAAATGTCAGCCTCTATAACGACGACATCGGGCTTGACCTCATAAATAATTGCTACGGGCTTCTTGCCGAGAATATTCGCGGAGGTGGTGGAAGTCTAAATGTCGGCATCAACCTCCGCACGGGATCACAATCGGGATCGGACCTTGTTTTTAACAGCGTATGGGTGGAAGGGATATTCGCAGGTGTGTCTATATCCCCCGGTGGAGGAGGATATCACTTCTATGGTGGGCAGCTTGGCACAGATCTAAACTTCGGTTCCGCGAACGACCTTGCCGGGACCGTCGTCATGGGCAAGGACTACATCACAGGGTCTACGGCTGGCGGCGGGACAAGCGCCAATTTCGATGGAACGAGCTTTGAGGGCACCAACTACGCCTGGGTGTTCCGTGCGTACGGATCTGCTTATCTCTTTACCAATGAAATCGCCATGAACCCATCGAACGCCAGCTATCCCGCCATTGGCGTCTACAAGAACACCACCTTCGGCACGGGCCAGCTTGAGATGCGCGGCAGCTCAATCAGTGGCGCATGGGCTAACACGAATACCGGCGGGGCCTTGATAGTCGTATCCGGAGTGACGCAAAGCCTCAATCCCTATCCAATCATCGAAGAGGGGACAATCGTAACTGGGAGCACGCCATATATAAATGGGGTTGCCACGAATATATCTTCGATCACCGACCAATCGGGCGTGCAGCAATACGCTACTTCTCACAGTGGCCAAGGCATCGAACATAATGGCCTTCTTTTTAGGAATAACGGCGGGGTTCTACAGACATCCTTGAACCAGGGAGGTACTTGGGGCAACGTTCCGCAGCTAACAACTATCGGTGACGTGGGCTACGGAGGCTCTTCGGGAACTCCCACACGCCTTCCAGGAAACACCACGAACACCGATCAAGTTCTAGTCTCACACGGCACGGGCGGCGCGGCAGCAGCACCTACCACGAAAACATGCGTCTCTGGAACAGGAGGAGCGGGAACTTCCACCACGTGCACCTGGAGTACTCCGCCACAAGCAGGAGAGTTCGTTGCCATCGCGGTCAACAACTTCACCTCGGCTACCTACACGGTGACGGACTCCGCAGCCAACTCTTATAGCGCGTATGGCAGTGTTCACAGTTCAGCCTCAACCGGCTACACGCAAACATTTTACTTCGGCCCCCTCGCCGCGCCCATCACCACCACGACGGTGACGGCGACTGCGGGCAGCTATTTGAACATAGCTGGGCAGACAGCCGCAAACATTGCAACCTCTTCGCCGACAGATGGGCAAGGCACGATAGACGCGACTGGAACGGCGAATGTTCCCCCGAACGGTTATTCTCCGATCACACTGGGATCCCCGATCACGACCACTGTAAATGGCGACTATATTTTCTGCCCCACCTATGGACAATATCTCAGCGCACTTTCTCCAGGAGTTGGTTTCACTCAAGGTTCGCAATTAGGGAATATGTACTATCCCCTAGAAACTAATTCTTTATCGCAGTATCTAGTGCAAGCGACAGCAGGGGCTATCACTCCAAGCATGATAGGCACGCAGGGGCTCATATCCACAATGACTTGCAGCGCGTTCAAGTCTGCCGGGGGATCAGTGGGAGGGGGAACTGCGGCAGCTCCTTATCTAACGAGCACTCCAAGTTTCGCCAAGGTTCTTACTGCCTCAAATTGTTCTAACTCAGCTTCTCCAGCGGTATGTGGCTCGGCAGCATCGGGTAGCGTAGCTCTCCCGACAGGAACTAATCCGACTCTCGTTGTAAACTCGACTGCTGTCACAGCCAACAGCCAGATCATGCTCACTGTGGATGAGAGCCTAGGGACCAAGCTGAGCGTCACCTGCAATACAACGCTATCCACCTTGCTCAACCCAGTAGTCACAGCGCGCACGGCGGCTACTAGCTTCACTTTCACGATTGGCGCGATCATCGCCACCAACCCAGCATGTGTCAGCTACACGATCATAAACTGATGAGGGTCAGGATGATTAGACGATTACTATGGCTGATGTTGTTGGGGCTGCTGAGCAGCCTGCCCACGTTGGCCCAACAGGGATTCACTGTTGTCAGTGGCACGGTCGTGGACAGCAATGGATCAGTCTACTCCAACGCTACCTTCAATGTGGGATTCGTGAATCCAGGCACCCCAGCAGGTGTGCTGCCCCTGCTCAACGGCTCCACGTTTCAGCAACAATATGTGGGAGTAGTCACCGACTCCTTCGGGCGCTTCTCGCTGGCCATCCCCGACAACAATGTGATCGCCCTCTCGGGGGCGCTGAACACGCAATGGAACTTTAGTTTCTGCAGCGTGCTATACCCGGCACCCAACCAAAAATACTGCTTCAACACGAACTTGACGATCACCGGCCCGACGATGAATATCAGTACTCAATTGACTGCTGCAGCGGCGATCTTGCCCCCTATAGGAGGCGGTGCGACATTGGCCTTCTTATATACGCAGGCCACCCCTGCAACTAGCTGGGAAATCGTCCACAACTTGAATACGCCCTCGGTGACGTTTGATTGTTTCGATGCGAACCAGCAATACGTGGTACCAGACACGGTCACTAACACCAATGTAAACACTTTGATGGTAACCTTCACTGTGGCGCAAGCAGGAACCTGCATAGTGTTAGGCGCTGGAGCCGCCAGCTCAACGAGTGGAGGAGGTGGCGCTACCCTGACAGCCACGCAAAACGGTTTCGGTTCATCCGGGAACGCATTGACTGGCGACCCTACCTACACATTCAATTCCACCACAAAAAATGAACAAGTACCTTCAATCAACCAAACTATCTACATCGACGGCGTGAAATATCCGCAATCCGACATTGGGGCCGGGATTAATGCTGCTTACGCTGCGCTCCCGGCGAATGGCGGAACAATCATCATTCCCGCAAGCGCTACCTGCTACCAAACATCGACGGCCATGAACTTTGCGACCGAAGGCAAGTTCCCCCTTATCGTTTCTTCCCCTGGCGGATCAGCCTGCATCCAGTGGACCTCGACAACTGGCACGGCGATAACTTTCAACTCAGGAGAAGGCGTTCTCGCTACTCACCCGCGAGCATTCGGATTGCGCGATATTGAACTTGTAGGACCGAACGGAAGCACGGGACCCACGAACATTTGCACGTCCCTTTCAGGCGTGACAGCGACAGCACTTCTACTCGGTGGCACGAATGGAGCAGAAGGATTTGGCGCTTACGGAATCAACATCAATTGCTTTGGGACGGGCGTGACCTACGGGAACAATACCTGGGGCACACTGTTCAAACACGGCACGATCCGCAACAACACAAAAGACCTGAACATTACGGGCTCCCTCTCGAACACAGGCGAGCAACTAGCCTTCGATGAAATCTCCTGGATTTACGACCTGGCATCAGCCCCGGCCTGCGTAGTGAACATGAATCCTACCGGGATCACACTCGAAACCGAGTTCGTAAATAACTCGTTCGATGGCGCGGAATTCTGCCCTCTCGGCATCTCTCACCTGATCAATCCGCACTTTGAGAATCCAGGGAACAATATGACGTTCCCGTTCATCGTGAACTCGGCCAACCTGGAGATTTTAGGCGGAACATTCCTTGAGGACTACACTTCGACATTTGTACCCAACGAGTACATCGCCAACACGGGAAATAACGCCGTCCTGCTCCTGCATGGGTTCAACGCCTACGCTGGATCGGTGCTCAGCTACTTCGTGGGCGATGCCAATAACGCTGTAACCAATATCGATGGGCTGATGACCGGCACGTTTTCTTGGTCCGCGTGGATCAACCATACCGGAACGGGAACCTGTCTGATTGACGGTTACGGTACCGCATCTGGGGTCGGAGACTTCTACTCTTGCCAGCCGATAATCTTCCGAGGAGGCATCCAGCTCAATAATCCCGTGACTACTCTCCCATCAGCAAGTGCAGCTAATACAGGGCAGGTGATGACAGTTAGTAATTCAACCACCGTGGTAACTGAAGGACAGGTATGTGCGCTCAGCGGTTCTAGTTTTGCTATCGCTATATCTACTGGTTCCGTATGGAAATGCTTCTAATTCCATACGTTGATTGAGGCGGCTATGATTAAACGATCCTTGATACTGTTGACGCTAATCATTGGCCTGACTCTGACCGCTCAGGCGCAGACCGCTGGTACGCAAGTTGGCCGGGTGTCTTTAACCCAAGGAGCGTCGGTAAGTCAGCAAGGATACATAGCTGGAGGCTCAATCATTCTTGGTCAGCTTGTCACCATCAATTCATCGGGGCAGGTAATCGCCGCGACGACTTCCACAACCGATGGGGTCATCGGCGTCGCCAAGAATAGTGGGACAACCTCACAGCCAGTAGATGTAGCCCTAATCGGGCAGGTAGCTGCCTTATCAGATGGTACCTGCTCACAAGGTCAACTACTGCAAATTTCCATTATCTCTGCTGGGCGTGTTAACTGTACACCGTCTATCATCAATCAGCAAATCGGTATAAGCGATTCCAGCGTAGCTGGACCGGGAAATATCACCGCGGTATTGACAGGTGGCGGGTCGTCTGGCAGCAGTGGTGGCGCGAACACGACGCTATCGAACCTCGGCACGACGGCTCTTAACGCCGATCTGATGTGCGCCACCGCAGGGAGCTGCAACCTTGGATCCGCCGCGGATCCAGTCAACGGAGTCTACTTGAAATTCTTCCAGCTGAATACTCCAGGGGCGCTGATACTCGGCTACCCTGGTCCCTGCGCTGCCCCCGGCCCCAGCCAAATCGGCTCATGTTTTGGCGACTCCAATGGGGCGATCGATGATTGGGATGGCTATTCGGCTACCTTTAGGCCTCACGCGCTGGCGCTCGTGCCGGGCACCTTCGCGGCCTTGAGCGCTGAGTATCCCTGTCCTGGCTCGGAAGGGCAAGGGGGTTCAGTAACCGACTCGACCACGAACACATGGGGGGCGACAGTAGTCGGCGGCGGGGCGGATCATGTTCTGGCGTACTGTGACGGCAGCGCTTGGACTGTCGCGGCTAAATAATATGACGCCAACTAATACGAAGCCTGATCTGAGAAATACTTTGCTTGTTGACGCCAAATCGTTGCGCCAAAACTTTCCCTGGCTCAATACTCTGCCTTATTTCGCGTACGGCTTCTTCCGTGAGTCTAGAGTTTCCACAAGTTTCCCCCCGCGGCATCTTCCCATTGCGATAAGCGTGCATCCAGTTTTCACGGCTAGTCATGTACTCCAAGTTTGCAGGCCAGCGATTATCTGTCTTCTTGCCATTCTTGTGATTGGCAGTATGTCCATCTGGGCACACCCCTACGAAACTTCCCATCACAAGAGAGTGAACTTTACGGTACGCGGTTTTTCCAGCGGCACTCAGGTGAACTACTTTGTACCCATAGAAATCAATAGTGGGATTCAGAATCTTCCCAACATGGGTATGCGGACCTGGTGCTATCCTTCGTACGCGGCCTCTGTCAGAAACTTGGTAGTAATCATCAAAGCCAAAAACTGGAAGCCATTTTTCGGAGTTACCCATAAGGATCTATTGTATCACACAAAATGGACGGTGGCTGCGAAATGATGAAGCGACTTTTGACATTGCTGACCTTACTGTTCGGCCTGACCTGGACGGCCAACGCTCAATTTACCTGTCCACCCTCGTGTGCCCGGCTGACCTCCAACGCGACCAACAGCATCGTTCCGCAGGGTGGATTTGGGTCGGCGTTCCGCGCTTATGTGTACGGTAAGACCTTTCAGGCTCCCAATGCGGTCAATGCCGTCACCTGGAGCATCTCAGTAGGCACCCTCCCTGCTGGCCTGACCCTGGGTGCGTCCACCAGCAATACGGCCACGATCGTAGGCACCCCAACCGGCACCGGATCGTCGGCATTCACCTTAAAGGGAGTCGATAGCATTGGGCAGATATTCCTGCTGCCCACCACGATTACTGTCTATGTGTCCACTGGAGTGTCGGTGACGCCAACGGGCCAGAGCATCAAGACCGGGGCGACCCTGCAACTTACCGCCCTCAGCCTAGAGTCAGACTCCATCACCACTCTCCAAATATCGTCGATCGCTACATGGGCATGTAGTGGGACCGGCTACTCATCGATCTCCATGAGCGGCCTGTTCACCGCCAGCGGCTCGACTGGTTCGCCATCCTGCACGGCGGCGTTCGATAGCCAGACCAGCGCGGGGGTCACCATCACCATTGGCTCATCTGTCCCGACGATCACCAACTCAGCCACATTGCCAGCGCCATGCGATATAAATTTTCCATGCCCAGGATTGCAGCTGAATGCCACGGGAGGCGTAACTCTTCCTTACGTGTGGACTATTACCAGCGGAGCACCTGCGGGATGCACAACCTCGGTATCTTCGACAGGCTTCTATGCCTGCACGCCAACGACGGCGACGACATATTCTAGTTTCATCATTCAAGTTTGCGACAGCGCGGGCTCACCGAATTGCACCTCAAAGACTTTCACTCAGGTGGTCGGGTCGCTCTCTTCCATCGCGGTTACAGGGATGGCTTCCATCTCAGTTAATGGGAGCACTCAGCTAACCGCGACCGGGACATATAGCGGCGCTGGCACGCACGATATTACCATTGGCACTGGTGGTGGCACGGTCGCATGGACCTACATCCGAGGTAATAACGTCATTAATTCCTCGACGACCACCGCAGTCGTACCGCTCAACAATGTCGTCGCTGGTGACACGATTATTTGCGCCCCCATCTACGTTAACGGCGCGGGGTCCGGTCAAACGCTTACGAGCGTGAAGGACCAAGCAGCGGCAGCCTTCACTGCTACCACGCATTCGCCAACAACTTTTCTCGCAAGCGTTGGGCAAGCGTGGATGTACTACCAACTCAGCGCGGCAGGCGGCAACGAGACATTCACTGGAACGTGGTCAACTGTTGGAGCAGCCTTCGGAATGGGATGCGACGAATTTAGGGCCTCGGGAGGAACGCCAGCATATGACGTGGACGCCGCGCAATCCTCCGGAGCGTCGGGTACCGCCAACACTGGCCTAACCATCACGCCAGCCGGAGCAGGCAAACTCATCTATGCCGTGGACGTGCCTGTGAACGCGATCACCGCTGCGGGCGCTCCGTTTACCCTTGGCTCAGGTGGATTCTTCGATGCGGCGGCAACAGAATACTTACTCAGTTCAGTAGCGGGCGCGAACTCGATCAACTTCGCACAGGCTCCAGCAGGGGCTTATGCGGCAATCGAAGCGGCATTCAGCGTCACGCCAACCAGCGGAGGAGTGGGCACCGTATGGACGGCTACTACACTAACCGGCAATGCGCCGTGCTCAGTGAATGGGAGTGGGCTCGTACAAGGGCTAAGTGCTGGGACTTGCAGCGCGAAGGCCGCGGTGGGTGCGGTAAACGGCACGCTCACTGTCACCGTGACAGCGCCGACCGACACGACCATAACGGTCGCTCCACCCACAGGGTCTCAACTAATTGGAGGACAGTTTACATTCTCTGCAACCGGCAATCCCAGCGGCACGATAGACACTGGCGCACCGACCGTCTGGTCATCGAGCAGTCCATCTACCCTATCGATGGTAGGTAATATAGGAACGTGTAAGGCTGCTGGGTCGGCAGTGATTACTGCTACCGTGAACTCCAACCTAAGCGGCTCTACCAATGCTCTTACAAATAACCCCATCATTTGCGTCACGGCGGTCGCGGGGGGCGGGAACCTTTCCAACTGTGTCGTTACCGGCAGTACTCCCACCTCTACCGCGAGTGTGACGGGATGCGCTAATTCCTGGCCTCCTGCTGGATGGACTCTGGTTATTGCAGATGGAGCGAATGGAGCGCAGCCATCAAATGTAGCCCTCGCGGGCATAACGAAAAAGCTTCCATTCGGTCACTCTGGGGCTAATTCCTATGGACTTAATTTAACTGGTAACGGATCGGAAGCTGGCTGGTATGTCAGCGGATCATCCCTCACAACTTTCAGCCAGGTGGATATTTCCTATTGGGAATATGACGACAGCAACGCGATGTATGCGAACTCGGATTACTACCTAGTTTCACTTCGCAGCAACTTGGCGTGCTCTGGGCAAGGCCAAGCTGTCGGCATAAACGCCCAACTCTACAATGTTCCCGTAAATACTGCTTCAGTTCTCAAGGGAGCGTTCTTCTCATCTCCCGTACTGGGAAACCCAGCCAACAATGCGTGTCAAGGGGCGATCTGGCAGCAGGGTTTCAATATGGGCATCAATGCGGGAGTGTGGCGACAGTACGAATTTCTGATTATCCCTAACACGACCGAAACGGGAGGGCAAGTTTTCCCTCCGCCGAATTGCAACAACCTAAGTCCTTCGACCATCGGATGCGGAAATGGAACGATGACGGTGTGGGTAAATGGCGTGCAGGTCGTCACTTACCTCAACGCTAATTTGCAAGGGACTCAGACTCTCGGGAGCAATTCTGATACGGCAGTGGAAGTTGGCGGCGTCATGTCATCATTTTCCAACATGAATTTTACTACACCTTGCAACTCATGGAGCGCCACCGGAGGTGGTTCGTGTCCCGGAACTCAGCCAGGCACAGGCGCTCCGCAACCATTCCATCGTTATCTTGCCGACATCGTGGTTATCAAGCAATGAGAACTCTACTCCTAATCCTTCTCTGCGTCGCTCCGTTGCGAGCGCAGACTGGCACCCCGGCAAGTTTCTTCTCAATGACCATGAACACTCAGGGGCACGAAACGATACTCCCTATCGGTGGCCTGCGTCTTTGGGATACGTCCGCTACGTGGCCCTCGATAGAAACGGCTAACGGGACTTACAGTTACACCACGCTCGATGCGTGGTTGGCCGAGGCGCAGATGCTGAACGCGGATGTTACGTTCACTGTGGGCGGTCAAACGCCACCTTGGGCCATAACTGGTAGCTGCACGGGGACATACTCAGGCTCCTCTCCCAAAGGCTGCGCTCAAGTACCGTCCGATATCGGTTCAGGTGACAACATCTGGAAAGCGTTCATTACTGCGTTGGTAAAACATTCTCTCGCATCCTCGACAGCGCACATCAAGTTTTATGAATGTTGGAACGAACCGGACCTGACAGGGACTTTCGCTGGCACCGTCCCGCAGCTCGTTACTCTCTGCCACGACCTCTACACGACCGTCCATGCACTCGACCCTAACGCCTTGGTGATTGGTCCGTCTCCATCCACCGGATGTACGAACAACTGCGGCATTCACACTCTGCCTACATACTATGCCTACGGTGGTGCTCCCTACGAAGACATCGTGGGAATGCACGCATACATGTACCAATTCCAGACCACGCCAGAGCCAATTTCCAACATCGTCACTCAGCTCCAGACGCTGATGACCGCCAATGGCATTGGCGCGTTACCGATATTTTTCACCGAGGGCAACGAAGGCAACTCGACCCAAGCTCCGATCAGCACTATGACCGATGCTCAGAAGGTCGCCTATCTGATGCGCGAATACTTATTGATGTGGATGGTCCCGCAAGTTCAGCGGTACTACTGGTACGCTTGGGACAACGCGAACTACGGGACTTTGTACAGCAATGGCGCACTGACGCAAGCGGGCATTGCCTACAAAACGCTGCAAAGCTGGCTGGTCGGCTCGACGCATCCCGCGAACCAGTGTAGCAAGGATAGCAATGGGACATGGTCCTGCACGCTGATCTACCAGGGCAATCCAGCGCTGATCCTGTGGAACCAGACGACCACGCCAAGCACGCCAGTCCCAGAGACGTTCGCTCATGTGCTCTCGTATACCGGTACTAGGAGTGCCATCGTCGCGAACGCGGTCACTGCTGGCCCGATTCCGCAGATGGCTGTCCCTGATAGCTGGATATGGAATTGCACCGGTGCCCAAACTTTTATTTGCACGGGTAAGACATGATGAGATTATTGTCCCTACTTCTCCTGTTCGCGCTTCCCGCGAGCGCTGCGAATTCCGTCTACATCGCGCAGACCGCCGCTGGAGGCAACACGGGGGCAGATTGCCTGGACGCGAAGCCGGTCATCTACTTCAACACTTCGGGAAACTGGAGCGCGACGCCTACAGGCATTCAGATCGGCCCTGGCACGGCTGTCCATCTCTGCGGCACGTTCACCGGGACCGCTGGCAGTACGATGCTGACCGTTCAAGGATCGGGAGCGAGCAATAATCCGGTTACGATTATCTTCGAGGCGAACGCCCAGTTGAGCGCTCCCTACTGGGGCTCAAGTAATTTTACAGGCTCCGGCGCGGCAATTGTTTGCAGCAACTTCAATTACATCACGGTAAACGGCGGGGTTAACGGCTTGATAGCCAACACGGCCAACGGCACTGTCTTAGCCAACCAGGCGGGCACTACGGCAGTAAACTTCTCCGGATGTAACCACGTCACGATCACCCACCTCAACGTCTCGAATATGTACGTCAAAACATCAGCCAGCGATGAAGGTCAGAGTGGTGGTGGTGCGACCGGAATTGCTGTTGGCAGTGCGGACTTCCTGACGATCACGAACAACGTAGTCAAGCAGGTGCGCGACGGTATCGATGTGGGCTATATCACGCTAACGTCCGCCACGATCACAGGCAACACGGTCGATTATGGCTGCCATCTCGTAACGGTGGGCGACATTCTTGGGAACAGCACCGCTTCAGGAGTAGTCCTTAGCAACAACACGATTGGGCCGCATCAGTCGATCTGGGGCGACCCGTCGCAGAACTGCCACGGCGACGGGTTCATACTTTCAGCATTCAATTCTGGATCAGTATGGTCGAATTCTACAATCTCCAATAACAACTTCTCGTCTGACATGTGTGCCCTTGGTGGGAATTGCACCGCACCGCTATTCCTCACGGGAGACTTCTCGAACATCGCGATATACAACAACGTGCTCAGTTATGTGAACGCTGGAAGCGGTAACGGCGGCGGTGAATCGCTGATCCGCATGGGCGTGGGAAGCTACACGGGCGCGCAGATGACCAATATGGGCATCTACAACAACACGTTCACTGGACTAGCCGCCCCTGGGATCAAGATAGACGCCGATCCAACTCCAGGATTCATCGTCAAGAACAATATTTTCGTTAACATGTCTCCCGCGTTGCTGGAAAATCCGACGAACAACCTAGACTGGGCGGCCAGCGATTATAACGATTTTTATAATTCGACCGTTGCCGCGAACGGCTCATTCTCGGGTATGGTGACGAACTACAATACGCTGGCAAGTTGGCAAGTTGCCACAATCTCCGCATCAGCACATCCCGATCCAGACAGCATTACCGGCAATCCTCTGCTGAACTCAGCCTTCATCCCCCAGCCAGGGTCGGCGGCCATTGCGGCAGCCTTGAACTTGACCAGCTTATCGATCGCAGCACTCGACAGCGACAAGAGCGGCCGCGCACGGCCAGCCAGCACAGCTTGGGACATCGGAGCATTCAGCACCACCGGCATCGTCACGCCTCCGCCTAACAATTGGGTCTGGAAGGGGACCATCGTCACGCCCATGACCATTAGCTGCGTTTGCAATGGAGTTATTCAGTTTTGCAATTGCGTGCTCGTGCAGCCATGATGGCAGAAAGCGCCAAGAGGCCCATGCTCAGCATTGCAAGCAAGGGGGGCTCGGGGGTAGAAATGGTCTCGGGAGCGGCGTATAGTGGCTGCGACGTTGAGGGAAGGGGCTGGAGTACTATTGACGTAGTAGGCCCTGAGGGCTCTGATTCGAAGACGGCGCAGTCAGGGGGGCAGACATACAGGGAGCCCGGCCCGCCGCCAGTGCCTTCGAATGTCAGCGTATCCTGGCGCATATCGAGCCTGTGGTCGGGGGTGGGCGAAGTCGGTCCACTCGGATGAAATGTGGTCAGCAGGGCGAGTAGGGCAATTGTGGGTGTCATAAGCACCCTTATAACTCATCTGAGGAGAGAACGCAATGGCACATTTCGTCGCTGCAGTCGAGCCTACGCTGGTAGCATTTCTGACCTTGGTGATCCCAGCCCTTGGACTATGGATCGTTAATCAGCTGAACGCCAATCATGCGGCTACTGTCGCTGCAGCGAAGGAGTCAACCACAGCGGTTGCTGCGGTCAGCCAGAAGGTGGATAGCATCGATACCAAGGCGAGTAGCATCGTCCATGCGACCGATGGCATCAACACCGGCCTCAGGGAGACCATTGCAGCGCAGCAAACGACCGCCGAGCACCTGGCTGTCGTCAATAACTATCGGGCTCAGATCGCAGAATTGACTAAGAAGGTCAACGGAGGGACATAATATGGGATCGATGATATTGCTGGTGGCGGCGTTTCTGTGCTGCCTCGGGGCCGCGTTTTGGTATCCGGCAGGGAATCCATCACCGTATCGGCCACATTTGGGCTGGCTCGGGATGGCAGCATATTTTTTGAGCCTGCTGGTTGCGGGGCACCGATAGTACTTGGCTCCAGCCAGTCGGTGTGCTAAAGGTGGCAGCGTTGGCCACCTCAGGAGGGTAGGCTTCCCATTATGTCTGCCGAAGTGGAGATCCTCAAGGAAATCAGGGACGCAATACGGTTCCTCAACGACACCTTCATCCAGGGATTTCAGGCCCTGTTGGCAATCCTGAAACCGCAGCCCCCGGTCGCAAGTGGGGTAATTATTTATCAAATCTCCTCAGGAGGAAATCGCATGAGTATCACAGGTACCAATGTAGGCGGGCAGAGCACATTCGAGGCTGATGCCCTTTTGGCGGGAGTGGCGGATCCGGCTGGATTTCCGGCTGGCTCGGTCGACACCTGGACCGTGGACGATGTAAACGTGACGCTGGGACCGGATAGCGGCCCCAATGGCAGCCAGGTGGTGGCATCAGTGTCACCGACCGACACCGCGACGAGCTACAACCTTACCGTGTCGGTGCAGATGCCTACGCCATCGAGTGGAGTCGCCCCGGCCCCGTTGACCGCAACCGTCAATGTGCCGATCATTGCTGCGCCACCGCCGACGCCTAACGGCGTAACGATCACGCAAGTGGCCTGATGGCCGTAACGATCCAACAACTCGCTCAGGCAATCACCAAAGCAGAAAACTCTCCGCCTGAGTGGAATAATCCCGGCTCACTTACAGGGGCCGACAAGGGCAGCTTCCAGACGTGCGGTTTCGGCAATAAGGAGGGCGTCTGGAAGTTTGTCAACCGAGCGGATGGAGAGAAGGCGCTAGAGGTCAAGTGTGCGCGGATGCTGTTAGGGAAGTCGACAGTTTATCCGCCGCAGATGGACCTCATTGAGGTTGGGCTGAAGTATAGTGGCGGCAACCCCAACTGGTCCAAGAATGTCGCGGCCATCCTGGGCGTCCCCGAGACTACGACCATAGCAGAGCTAGGAGAATAATTATGGCTATCACTCGCAGACAGTTCGCAGGGCATCTAGTCAGAGGGGGGATGGTCATCGCAGCCGGGGGCAGCCTGTTCATCATCGAGGGCTGCAATGCGGCCAGTGTGTTCGCATCCATCCAAGTCTGGATCCCCGTAGGCGAGAAGGCGTTCGCTGGCATAGTCACCCTCGTAGGGCCATTTTTGCCGCCTGGCACGGCTGCCATTGTGACGCTGGTGAATGCGTCCCTGACTGCCCTCGGCGACGTGATCGCAGAGTACATGGCCGCCAGCGCTGCGGCGAAGTCGACCTTGCTAGGCAAGATCCAGACTGCCCTCACCGCGGTCAGCGATAATATCTCCAATTTCCTCGCCGCCCTGAACCTTAGCGGCAATCCTCTCATTGCGGTCATCAGCGGCCTGGCGCAGATCATTCTGTCCACCATTGCAGCATTCATGGCTGCCCTGCCCGCACCAGTAGCGGGTGCGATGACAATCAAGAAGTCATTTGTGCTCAGCGGGGTCACGTTCCCCATCGTGCCTAAGATGCGAACGGTGGCTCAATTCAAGGCGTCCTATAACGCCATCGCGGACGCGAATAATCATCCTGAGGTCGACCTCCAGTGATCGATCGCAGGCTAGGCAAGCTACCGCCGCGGTGGGATCGCAGGACGCTGAAGATGGCGCGTTTTCTCACTCCTGCGTTGACTCCACCTCCTCCAGCAGTCTATTGGTCAAAGGGATTCCCATCGTGGGGAATGTATCTCAACGACCAATTAGGTGACTGTACTATTGCAGCAATTGCCCACGCGATACAAACATGGAAGATCAATCTAGGCCACAATGTCAATCTAGCTAAAGTAAGCCCCCTTAGTTCAGCAATTCTCTCGGCCTATGAGGACTGGTGCGGCTACGTTGACGGTGATCCTTCAACTGACAACGGCGGTGTGGAACTCGATGTGTTGAACAACTGGAGGAAACTTGGTCTCGGGGGCACTGATCGTATTCTAGCCTATGCTGACCCCGCTCCCGCGGATGTGCTGCACATTAAGCAGGCTGTCACACTGTTCGGCGGGGTTTATTTGGGCTTCAACGTGCCGCAATCCGCGATGGATCAAAATGCAGCTGGCCTACCATGGACTGTCGTTCCCGATGACGGAGGCATCGTTGGAGGTCATGCCATTTGGTGTCCTGATTACAACCCTACGTACCTCTATTGCATAACATGGGGACAACGTCAGGCGCTTTCGTGGGAATTTTTTCTCAAGTACACAGATGAAGCCCACGCTTTACTATCTCCAGACTGGATAAACTCTAGCAACTTCGCGCCGAATGGAGTGGATTTGGCCCAACTGCAAGCTGACCTTCAAGGAGTGATCTCGTAGATGCCTCCTCTTAGAGACTTGAGTGGAATGAGATTCGGACTACTCCAACCCATGTGGCCCGCTGGGCATTTTAGCAAGTATCATAAGGTTATGTGGCTTTGCCAGTGCAGCGAAGGGAATCTCACCGTTGTATCCGCTGGAAACCTTTGTAACGGCCAAGTACTTTCCTGTGGATGTCTTCACGCGAACGCTGCCAAGAACCGTCATTTTATGGGAGGGATGAAACTCCCAGAACGCAGACTCTATTGGGCTGCCAAGGAGCGCTGCGGGAATCCACATAACAAGAGCTACAAGGATTATGGGGGCAGAGGTATCGAGTTTCGATTCAAGTCATTCGAGGAGTTTTACAAAGAACTCGGACCACGCCCCGCCCCACACCTGACTATTGACCGCATCGACAACGATGGTCATTACGAACCCGGCAACGTCCACTGGGCTACGCGCCTTGAGCAGCGGCATAACAGAAGGTCCTAGCTAACTGTCTGCACGATGGCATAGTCCCTTCCCTCCTCGACTCCGAACTCTACTGAGTATTCCACCCCTGCCTCATCGAGGGACTGCCTGATCAGCGCTAGACGCCGCTGGTATGACTCAGGGCGCGGTTCGACTGCCAGCTCAGGAGCGTGTTCAGAGGTGGCCCACTCGGACAGTTCGGCGAACAGTTGAAGGCGTTCGGCTGAGGGTTCAAGCCAGATGCGATAGGTGGCCCTCATTGATTCTGCCCCTGCTGCCAGTTGGTGCCAGCCTCCAGCCTGTGGACCTTAGTCTGCAGATCGACCACCTGTTGCTGCAACACCTTGATGGCCTGATGCAGCAGCCCATCGCTGTGATTGAGCTGCTCGCAGACCTTGACGAGATCTCGTAGGGGCTCATTTACTGTTGCGTATCCTTCAGCCATTCCACACCTCCATTCCAGTTGGATTTGAATCAGACCTTGGAGCCCAGTTGCCCCCGACTGCGCTCATGGATATCTCCGCGCCCACGCTCAGGCCACCCAGCTCGGGGATGGGCATGGTGAATATGCGCTGCAGGGTCGCTGCGGCCGCTGCAGCCTCGCTCTGGGGGACATAACTCAACAGGTCGTCATGGACCGGCAGAACGCACCAGGAGGCCAGCGGGGTCTGCCACAGAGCCTCGATGTAGACATCCTGGATCGCCGAGGCCGTGCTCTGAGGCAGGAACGCTATGGCCCTCTTGGCGTCGTCGCCATTGGGCTCCCACCCTTGAGTCCTGCGATTGTAGTTGAACACATGGAAGAATCTGTGCCGGAAGCCAAAGGGATTCAGCAGGGAGCGATTAGGCGGGCCAGCCATGGTCAGCACCTGCCTCCACCAGCGCACGATGTCTTGGCCGGGCTCGGACGCCAAGTACACGTTCTGCAGCCTCCGTGCGTGGGCCACCGACTCGAAATCATCGGGGTACTCCTCGAACATCCGCTCGGGGGTGCCGCGATAGTTACTAAGATGCACAACTCTTTTAGCTGTCTCGCGGCTGGGCTTGTCGTAACGATGCTTGGCTTCTTGGCAGGCTGTCCTCAATGCTGCATCATCGAGGTGAAGATCAATCGCCTCATTATGGACCACGCTATTAAACCAGTCGTGAACGCCAGCCTTGGCCAGCGCGATGTATCGAGGGGACTGAGCGAAGTAGCCTACTAGGACTGCCTCGATCGCTGAGCTGTCACAAGCCATGATGACGTGGCCGGGCGGGGCGATGACCATCCTACGAAACTCGTCTGCGAGAGCCGACCTCTTAGGAATATTTTGGGCGTTTATGTTCCGGCAGGATTTCCTCCACGTACTCGGATGGTGCCCGATCGTGTAGTGGATGCGATTGTTTGCATCCAACTTCCACTTATAGGTCGAGATCATCTTCCAGCGTTCCTTGCACGCGAGTACTTTCGCGAAGACGGGATACTTGCGGGCCGCCTTGAGCAGGAACTTTTTTTCTGTTGAGAGCGCGTTCTCATCATCGCTGTCTTTACGATGAGGGAGTCGCACGTTGAAGTGAGCCGCCAACGATTGAACTTCTAAATAGCTATCGGGATTGAAGTCGCAGACCTTGACATATTTGTTGGGCAAGGGAGGACGTTTGGCGCGAGGCTTCTTCACTGGGGCGCTGTCCAGCTCAGTCAGCAGGGTATCGATGTCAGACAATCTCAGTCACCCCAGTGAGATCCTTAGGAGCGCGCTTCCAGTATTTGCGCTTCTTGATGCTGTCGGGGACTAGTTGTTGAAGGTCAGCGTTCGCAGCTTCCCACTCTTGGTCCAGGCGATCCATGAATGCAGCCTGATAGACTGGATCCACAAGGAGTCCTCGTTCGCCCATCACTCGCAGCGGTTCATCCATGCGGATGCAGTGGCGTTCGAAGGCGGCCCAGCGGGATTGGGCAATGAGGGTGTCGCGGGTGCCGCAGTAAACATCCATCGTCACCGCGTTGTCCATGGCGTTGTAGAAGGCGGGTCGGGCGGCTGACTGGGACTTCCAAGGAGGGCCTGCGTAATAGAAGGGGGCCACTGCGCCAAGGCCCTTGCGGAGGTCGCTCTCCAGGAAGTGCCATGCCCACATTGAGGACACGATGCGCGCAGGGAGGCGCAACCCAGCGTGACGCAAACGCCTACTATCGAAGTTATTATCGGCATGTTCTATCACCTCCTCACTGAGGTCGAGGGCCTCCTGCAGCAGGCCAATGTAGGGTGGCTGCCAGGGGAAGGTCACCGCGCTGCCCCGCCGCACGCTGAAGCCTGCCCTTACGATGGTCCACGATGCCCCCTCCTGTTCGATCTCCTCCTCGTCCAGGCGATCAGACTCTGGAGTCTCAATGTCGACCACGAGAGTAGGGATACGGCCGCCATGTTCACCGTGAATGCTTTGGCCGCTTCGTATGTAATCGCGGACGCGATCCGGTGGCGGATCAAGTAAGAGATCATATTTGCTCTCCTGATAAGTACCTTGAGCAATCGAGCGGGCCCTGTTCAGCGCAAACACCGCCGACGCGTTCAACTTTTGCTGCCCCCGTTGGATGAAGGCTGGATGAAAAGTTGGAACGGCAGGGATTCCGTACGGCGTTGCCATGACATAACCCGCGTGGGACTCGATGCCCGATACCCCACATATTCGTCGTAGCGCAACGTTGCCCATTGGCACGATGACCTTAGGCTGGGCTCGCTCGATGAGTCCATCAAGATTAGGCCTACAATGGGTGATCGCGGCTTCGGCATCTCTGAACCTCTCCGGGAAATCCATCCATTTGAGTCGCAGTGGCTTACACCAGATGGTGTTGGAGGTCATCACATTCGACCTCTCGATGCCAACCAGGCTCAGCATGCGGTTATAGGTGAAGCCAGCGGCCCCGGCGAAGTTGCGGCCTGCGGCCATTTCCTCCATCCATGGGGAGTCGCCGACCAGCAAAACTCCTGAGTCACCAGAGCCGTCAGGTTCGATAAACCTCTGACCAAGTTCTCTGTGAGGACACGTTCCACAATGAGGGCCACTTGGAATCACTTGAGGCCCCCATGAGGGCAGTACCCATAGAATCCCAGAGACATATTGCAGTTGTGGCACAACACACGAAATCCTCCCCGCTTTTCACGAAGCAGCCGTCCAACATATCCAGCTCCACTAGCTACAGACTTTCTATGTTGCTTTCCCCCACCATTAACGTGATCGATAGCCATGAACTCAAAAGTGGCCTCACCACAGCAGGCGCACTTGCCGCCATACATCTCGATCATCTTTTTTCGATTAGACTGCCGCAATTTAGACAGCTTGCTAAGGTGAGCAACGTACTTAATAGGGTCATTGCGGATAGATAGGTAATACTGGCTCTTTTTAGCCTTACCCGCAACGCTACGACTCCATTTTAGCTTGTGAGCGTTCAATCGGAAGTGATTCTCTCGATAGTACTTCTTCGACCATGCACGCCTCTTCTCTGGAGTGTTATGGGGCATTAGAAGGGCATCTCCTCGCCAGGCTCATCCTCATCGCGCTCGGGGTTAGGTGCCTGCTCAACTGCTGGATTGCTGAACCCAGGTCTCCCTGACTATGATCGTGCCATCGGGGTTGGGGACTGGATCGATAGTTCGCTCGGGGAGGCCAGTCGTCCACAGGCTGCGACGGATATACTCGTCCCAGGTACGCTGTGGCGGCTCCACAACGTCCCTGATCGTGCCGTCGAGAGGATTGAGTATTCGCAGGGGTGGGAGCTCCTGAAGTTGTGGGGCGTCTTCTGCCCCAGGCACTCCAATATTGGTCAGCCTGACCTGATTGCGAGGATTGTCAGCCATCGCTGCCTCGTAGGCGGTCCAGTTGAGTGCGACAGTCTCCGGATTGACGTTGACGTATTGCAGGATTGGTTGGGCAGCCAACTCGGCAGCGGTCCAACCACGCTCCGCGGGTGGCATGGGGGCCTGCCACACTTCCTGATTAGTCTCAATAGGGATAGGAGCGCCAACCATTCCCGCAGTCATTGCAGGACGGCCCCAAATGTCGCGCACGGCATAAGTCGCATTGGTGGCAGTTTGCTGTACATTGTCCCGCTGTCTGGCTGCGAGATACTCTCGCGTAGGAGTATCGTCCCATGGATAGGGTCCACCAAGCGTGGGCATGGGGACGAACCGTGCCCAGTCCACTTGATCCTGCTCACGGATCATCTCGTTCCGCACCATGGTGATACACTCTGCGATACCCCAATCTAGATGCGCCCTCTGCATGCTGACGACACGATTACGGAAGCCCGCAGTGCGGTCAGGGTTGGGAAGCGGTCGCGTCGTCGGCGCTGTGGGGGGCCCTGCGGTTGCAGGGATTGAGGAGGCTTCCTGATCATCCATATCCTGCCTGATGCCCACCACTGCACCCCGGCCGAATCGACCCTCAATGGCTGCATATAACCGATTACGCCAATTTAAGGCGACCTCTGCAGGATCAGCGGGGACAGGAGGGCGCTGGCCACCCTCCTCAGCAATCTCAGCCAACCGCTCCAGCGCGTCGGCAATGCGATTGGCCGCGGTCAGCAGGGGCTCTAGGTCGACCGACTCATCGACCTGTGCGTTCTGCCATATCTCGCTGACTGCCTTGGTGATGTTCACGATCGTGGCCTCCTAGTTGAGTTCCGAACTTTGCGGTGGGGACTGTTCGTGAGGCGCTTTCTGCCTCCTGACATCCCCATACATGGCCAAACTCCCTTCCTCCCCTGCATCCTCGGGCAGCATCCCATGGACAACCGCTCCGATCTCGGTGCCCATCCGCGTGGCCACCTGCTCCTTGGACTCCCCCTCCACCGTGGCTGTGATCTCGACGTAGAGGTGAACGAGGAAGCGATGGAGGATAGCCGTCACTTGGACTCCTCACTGGCGAAGCCAGTCCAGGTACGGTTCAGGCCAAAATTCAGCCAGTCGCGATATCCAAATCGCAGCGCCTCATCCATGGCGGCCTCCTTGGACCAGTCACAGCTGACCACGCGGTAGGCGGCTACCACGAGCCCTGTGCGATCCTGACCGTGCTGACAGTGGACCAGCGCTGGCTTGGGAGCCTGAGCGATCGTCTCCAGGATCACTTCGAGCGCGCCCTGGGTGATGCCGATGGCATAAATCTGCCATGCTGAGATCGGCCTGGAGATGACGCCGGTTGGCTCCAGCTCAACCGCCTCCCGCTCGTCCTCGGCGAGGCCCTCTAAGCTGATCACTGACCTAAATTGTGCTCGGATGGCCGCGAATGCTGCCTCACCGGCTGGCCTGGCGCTACGCCATAGGTCATCGGTTACGCGGGTGAATGGAGTCGGAGCTGCCAAAGGACCCTCCACCTGAGGGACTTGGACCATTTTATGTCTCCTTGGGAGCCGCTCTCCATTTCCCCGGTTTCGCAGGTTCAATTCCTGATTTCAGGATGTAATGACAAGCGGCGCATGTAATCCAACCTTCGTCCTTCATCGACACTTCAAATGAGGTACCCTCGCCACATCGGGGACAGGGATATGAACAACTGTTAATGACCAAAAACTGACGGAACGTAAGCTGATTCGTAGGAGTGGGCGCTATGTTCCCGCCTGCCATCGCCCACCACTCCGCGAATTCAACAAACAGATGGATGTTGGAATAGGTTCGCCAATCCCTGCCAGTTTCCTCGCAAAACGACTGCCATTGTCCCTGCTCGCTTACGTCCTCTGGCTTGCTCGCTCGCTCATCGGTCATCGAATGGCTCCTTGGCTGAGGGCGAGGCAATGAAATTTGCCATCAGCGGCTGGCAGCATAAAGTAGACTGATTTTGGCTCGGGGCACTCCATATGATGAACCTTCACTGGCCCCTTGGAATTGTCAGGACATCCGCCCTCTGGGTACATTTCGCACAATCCTCCCCTCATTATGGCCGGACAGCATGACATCACGGTCTCATCCCATTCCTTCGGAGCCATATCGAAGGGCGGCATGGACGCATGATCGAGCTGCACTCGATTCACGTGTCCTGTTACGGGCTTGGGCAACTCTACGCATCCACTGTCAGTTAGCAGACAGGAATATGTGCCGCTGTCCTGCGCTTCCACCTTCGTCAAGTGGCCGCAGCCGCACAGCGTAAGCAAGAGAATGGTGGCTAGGGGCCTCATGGTCACCTCAATTGTATATATCCTGCAATCGAACCTCGACGTGGATCTGACGCTGGACTTCCATTTATTCCCCCTCTCGTTGGGGTAGGGCAAGGCTTCGGGCTAAGGCCCAAAGACTACTATACCGCTGACTTCCTTGCTTGATAACGATCCCGGCTTTCTGTTAGAAGTCGCTCTCTATGACGCATGTACCATTTATGCTTCTTCTGTCTTAACAACTCAGTATGCCGAGACGGCTGGGCATTGCGGCAGGTAACACACTCTCTGGTACCGTTGGGTCGTTCGTATAGATTAGGCCCTTCTAGCTTGTGTCCCTTACCGCAATGATGTACGTCGATGATCCGCAACGCCGCATGAAGTGATTGATGCTCATGCTTCGTCAGCAGTTGAAGGTTCGATGGGTCGTTGTTGGTCGGGTCGCCGTCGACGTGATGCACTACTTCGTAGCGACTGTCCAACTTACGACCCACCAATCGTCTAACAATACCGCGAGCCCGATGGCGACTTGCGGAATGCTTCTTACTGAACTCCCTCATTTCTACACTCCATTACTGCTAGGCAATTTGAAGGAGATTATCCGCTCCTTTCCATAAGCTGAGTCTCCAGATTCAGGAAAGGTCACAGTTTGTGTGTAGCGGCCATCGGCTCCCTTTGGCCATGCGATATCCACCTTGCCATTCTTGCGAGCCTTCTTTCGTGGATTGGTCGAGGCAGTTTCTCCGGTGTCTCGTGAAAAGGCCTCCCATCCGATCACCGCCTCCCCCCTGGCCCTGCCATCAGCGGCCTGCAGCGCTGCCACGATGGATCGATTGTTGGCTGCGTCCGCCTTGATGCCCAGGCAGCGAAGTAACTCTGCCCCGTCGCTGTTGGCCATCTTGGGGTGCTTATAGAAGGAGGCTCGCAGAAATTTCACCCTCACCCCCTCGGGCTTCTCTGCGGTGGCTATCTCGGCTTCGAAGGTGACGTTAAGGTATGGCCTCCCTTCGACCACCATCTTATCGAACGGCTCCGCTGCGAGGTGGAAGATGAATGGATGCCTGCCTGGATATACCTGCGGCGGAAAGCTCCCCGACTCTGGGGCGTCGTAATTTATCTCAACCTCGGGCTCCGCGTCCAGGGTGGACAACAATGTCTCTAGATCGTCAGCCACTATTTCACCTCCTTCTGAAAGTATGGATTATTGGCCATGGCCTTCTTGGCGAAGAACGATGCCTCCTCCAGCTTGGTGCGGACCAGCGACATCTCCCTGCTGGGGCTGGGATTGATGGCTACGATCTCATCCAGCAAGGTACTGAAGACAGTCGCCAGCTGTTGAGCCTTCTTGATCCCCTCATCGTTGAGCAAATGGACCTGAAACTCTGCGTTCATTATGCGACCTCCTGTGTCTGAGTCGCAGGCGTGAATGTAGATGCAGGCTTAGTGCTGCGCTGCGCTTTGACTCTCTTGGCAACGGACTTACTGGGGGTGTAGAACCGCTCCCTGACCACATCCTGCACCAGCTGATAGACTGCCTTCACCTCTCCTGAATCGCCTGACCTGAAGAACTCCAGTATCGCTCCAGCCCTACTTCGCCGTCGTGGCACTGATTGCCTCCTTTGGGGCCGCGGCCCCCTTCATTGATTCGAGTAAATCATACAGTTTTCCTAAGTCAGGTGGGTCCATATATGGCTGTCCACCCATGGCCTTGCTAAACTCCCCCGCCTTGTCGAATGGTACTCTGACCTTGGCTGGGAATGGAATCTTAGCGATGACATCCGCGTGTGGTTGAATATACATCACCCTACGCTGGAGATGATTAATCTGCTTAGTAGCGGGGTCTGCTACCTCAGTCACCAACATTTCTAAGTGGATCATATTGCCGAACCACTGACCTGCCTTGCCGGTAGACTTCTTGCCTACGATCGATGGGCCATAGGTGGGCGATTTCGTCCCCTCCTCCTCGCCGCGGCCCTCCAGGGCGGTCCAGATCACTCGCTCGACTGGCAGCATGGACGACTTCACAACGAAATCGTAGATGCGATTTTGGATCTCGCCATAGTAGCTCATGTTGGTGCCGGAGAATTCTGTCTTCCCGTCAACGTAGGTATATGCCGGATCCTGACTCAAGCGCTTCTTGGTGTGGCTTAGGTGCCGCATCATGATATCCCCGAACGAGGTTAGGCCCTCGAACACATATAGGCCGATGTCTTGACCACCTGCGGACGGAGCGCCTGGCGACACCAAGAATCCCTTATCGTCGGGCCAATACCCCTGTGCTACCTTATCGAGTGTCTCAATGGGGTATGGGTCATTCGCCACCACGAACGGTATCACGATCCCCTCATCGACCAGGCTGCCCATGGTATCGAATCCACCGGTGTCGCCTGCCACGAGGCGGGTCCGCTTGCCGAACTTGTCCCACATCCTTCGGGCCGCGATGGCGCATTGATGAGTTTTACCGCAACCCGTGTTTCCGTATAGGGCGTCGGCCACAAACCTTGCTCTGGGCTGAAGGGTCATCGGCTGTCCTCCCTTGCTGACCGCTTTGTGGTCAGGGTCATTAATCACGCTCCTTATCGGAGCCCAACACTGCGCGGACATTCTTAGTGAACACATGCGTCTTCAGAGGCCTACCTGTGCCGCGATCCCTAACTCTGCCGCCTGGCCTGCCTGATGCGATCTTCTGACACGCAGACGGATGCTTCAACGTATACCTGCCAGGCTCAAAAGTGGCCCCGCGATCGAACGACACCACTTCCCTGCTCAAGTGCTCGGGGACCATGAGCCTGGTGGCAACATTCCCCTTGATGAGGTATGCGGTCGAGGTGGCAATGATGACTCCATCGAGGTGCATGGCTCGTTTGCAGGCCACCGCCATGGCGCACCCCGCGTGCTTCTTGCGCTCGCTCGTGCTCACGTCCCTGCGAGTGACCTCAACCACCGCATCCTCGCTGGCATCCTCTACACTCTCCACGTTGGGAAAATACATCCTCACGCGAGTCAATGCATTGGTGGTACCGACCTTCCTTGCTCTGCTGCTCATGCTACCCTCCTCAGGCGATCCTCAACACTTCGCACATCGACGATCCACTGCCTGCCCTTCTTGCGTCCCTTGACCACTCCCTGCCGGAGTAGCCGATATAGATAGTTTAGATCGATACTTAGCCTATTTGCCGCTTCTACGGGAGTCACTGCCGCTCTCCTGGGTGGCCGACATCGCCGACCTCGCCACTCGATTCCAACTTAGCTAACCTTCGCCTGGCCTCTGCGCCGGTGATCATCTTGGGGAACGCGGCCTCGGCGGCCACCTTCAGTTGCGCATAGATGTCGGGCTGATTGGCCCGCAGCCACTGGGCGCAGAGTTTGACTAAGTGAACATGGCGCTTGGTGTTGTTGTAGCCCTGGGCGGTCACTTGAGTCCCTTGATCATCTTTAGCCACTCCAGTCGATTCTTGCTCGCAACGACCTTACGTGGAGAGCTGGGATACTTTTTCAGGGCTATCTTACGGAACTTGGCCCACAGATCGGGGCGGTTCTGCGAAATCCAAATCACCGATAGGCTCCTAATCAAGTTCTGCCTATGATTCGCGTCACGTTGGCTCATTTGTTCTCCGATGCTCCCTTTCCAGCTTGACCAGCCGCCTGATGATGATGCCGATGGTCATCGACATGACTATGCTTGCGGCCGTGTTTGCGACTAGGATTGTTCCTACCACTGCGATCTCAAGTGAGGTCGTTCGCTAAACTCCTGTGGATGGTTGGCCGACCTGGCCCGGAAGCCATTGCCAGCCAGGTCATCCCTGGCCACGCCATGGCAAATCTCGAACGCCATACACTTGGTGGGCCAGACACAGTTGCCCTCTGCCGTGCTCATGGGGAACCATTTGTCGAGGAGGTCCTCACGAGTGACAGTGTGAGTGTCGTCAGAGTCATCGACCTCGTTCAGCTCGTTGAGGAAATCGCGGTGTTCGCGTATGTCGACCTCGCGGGGCAGCGCCTGGCGCTTCCAGCGTTCGACTTCGTAGGGTGACCTGAGAATGGCTGGCAACTCCACAAATTGCTCCTCCAGCAGGGAACGGTCAGCCACAGCGAGATACGATATCCAGCCGCTGATGCCACCGAGGCGCTCGGTGACAGGTGCCTTCCTGACTCCGCTGAGCCTGTGGTTCGCGCCGCCAGCGCATCGCTTCCCCCTGCCCATCTCGTGGGGCGCTGTGCATTGCCACTCATACCTCGCATACCAGGCGTCGTCCATGCCCGGCCCCTCGGCTTCGCGCTTCCAGGCCCACAGCAAGGGAGAGTTTGACCAGTGAAACTTTCCAGGGCCGACGTTTGGCCCTAGGTCGCGCTCATAGTCGCTGCGGCTCCCTTTCAGCAGGCCAGCGATGATCGTGCCTGCCACTGGCTCGCCCAGCGTCGACTCCACTGCGGCGGCCTCGGAGAAAGTTTGCATGTCAAAACGCCACTTGGTGCGCCATTTGTCATCGACCCGCGATGCTGTCTTAAGGTTGAGGATGAATAGGGAGCGATCGGCCTTCCTTCGTATCACGATGTCTGGGCGACTGAGTTGCCTGATCGTGCGGCCACCGACGACCCAGTCCACGCTCATCTCGCGTTCGATAGCTATGACCTCGTTGGCGTCCAGCAGCGGGGCCAGCCTGACCGCTGCCCACCCACGCACCAGTGCCTCCATGAGGTCAGCCCCCTCAGCCACATCTAACTCGGGGTCGAGTGACTGCTTGTAGACCGAGATTGGCCCCTCGCGCCGAGCTGCCATGATGGTCTCCCTACCGACCGCTACTGCCTCATTTATACTGCCAGGGGCCGTAAGGAGGTGCTCGATGGCATCATGCGTCGCGGTGCCAATGAGGGGATCCAGCCACTGGCCAGCCTGTTCGATGCCCACGCCGTCGTGTTCGTAGTGCCAATAGCGGTAGCGCATACACTTTTCGGCAGCGGTGACCCTCGATCGATCGATGGCTATGATGGGCAGGTCGCTCATGATTTCAGCCTCGATGAGTGCCTAGGTGAGTGCTTTCGTGCCATCTTGCGGTCCTTCAATAATTGTTTGAATTGTTGCGGGGTGAGTATGGGACCGCGAATGTCGTCGGCGTCTTCGGTGTGGCGCTTTGTGCCACTGTGCTGCTTCTTCTGCTTACTGTCGATTGTTGTCATCGGGCTCCAGCAACATAGATCGTTGCAAAAAGGTTGTCAAGGGGATTCGTGCTGAAAATAACGCTGGACACGATTTTATTTTGGTGCGAGACTGCGAACGGTTAAGCGGATTGAGGTCGAATCACCGGGGGCGGGTGCCCTGAACGCTCGCCCCCAATCCTTTCAGGGAGGATTTAGATGATCTCCGCGGATTCGATCCAATGACAGTTGTAGTAGAGTCGGCCACCGCCGCCTGGACCGCCCTCACTTCCCACCTCAATCAATGGTTTTATCAGCCCGACATCGAAGCCCTTGCGTGCGTCCTTGCGGCTGTCCGCGCCCACTACGGCGACGACGAGCCGGTGTGGCTATTCGTTATTGGTCCCAGCGGGAGCGGCAAGACAGCAATCGCGGCCAACTGCGCGGCTGGCTTCCCTCTGGCTCACTTGGAGGGCGACATCAACATGCGGGCCATGATGAACTGCCAACGGGGCGGTGAGAACCTAAGTGTCCTCGACGGCGAGAAGGGGTATGGTAAGTCGTTCATACTTGTCTTCAAGGACTTCACCTCGATCATCTCCAAGAAGGACGAGGATCAGAAAGAGTTGCTGGGACTGTTCAGGGAACTCTACGACGGCGCATACGAACGCAAGACCGCTGGCCGGTGGGGATCTTGGAAAGGGAAGGCAACCATTCTAGCCTGTACTACTCCAGCCATCGAGCGCGCCTGGGCAGCCTACCGTGCCCTCGGTGAACGCTTCCTACAGGTCCGCTGGCCCAATAGCGATCCTATCCAGATCGCCCGCCGCGCCCGTGCCCAAAGGGGACTTGAGAAATCCATCGCCCACGAGATGCGCGAACTGTCCCACGACTTGTTCAGGGCTACCTCTACTCATCCGGCCCCATCCCTAACCGAGGCGCAAGGATTCCAGATTGACTCCCTGGCCAGCATGATTGCCAAGCTACGCCAGCACGTCACCCGCGATAGCCATGGCGACCGATCAGTCATTGAGGTCAGCGCGGCCGAGGAGCCTACACGGATAGCTAAATGTCTGGAGACCCTCGCCTGCCATCATGCCCTGCTATGGGGCCGAGACCACGTTGAGCAGGCCGACCTCAGAATAGCCGTCCGCGTGGGCTTCGACTCGATCCCCCACAATCGCTCAAAGATTATCCGTTCGATTCCATCTGACGCTCCCATGCCTGTAGTAGATATCCGCAAAATGACCTCCATGGTCCGCTCGACTATATTCTGGGTCGGCGACGAATTAGTGGCCATGAATATCCTCGAACAGATAGGCTCCATGGAAGACGAAATCAGCTATCGTTTTACCCCAGAATTTGCCGAAATGTGGCGTAACAGCAACCTACCCCCCTGCGTCGAGGTCTGACTTCCCGCAGACCATTTTATTTCCCCTAACCCCTTTATAATACTACTAAATACACCACACAGGGGGGGAGTTGCTGTTACGGTTCAAGTAATACTTGAAGTATTGCGGCCAGCTCAAACTCTGCTCTCGCGCTCCCTCTCCCACTCCGCACGGGCTCGCGCCAGCTCGGATTCGACAATAGGTATAATCTTGTCCGCATAATCAAAGCATGTACATTCATAGCCTTGAGCTATTACCCTCTCCCAATTTCCGTAATCGCTACCACATAATCCGCCTTGGTGCAATTCCTTCGCCAACAGCTCCCGCAGCCCGCTCCCCGCCTCTGAGGGCGCAGATTCGCGCCCTGGTTGACCAGCTACCTTCCCACAGCTGAGCCACTCCCCCTTCCCTTCAGTCTCTGGGATAGGGGAGTAGCAGGCCTTGGTGTGCTTATGCGTCTCAGACACGATTGGCCTCCTTCGACCTGGCGAAAATCGCTGCCTTCTCCACGATCTCCTCCATGAGGAGCATGCAAATGGAGCACTCCATCGCGGATGGCTCAGCGTCGTGGCGGTTGCGGTGGAGGACGAGGTGGGCGCTTAGGTCATATTGTTTCGCTAGGCGATCGCGTAGGCGCTCGGCGTCGAAGCGGTCCAGGTTATGGCCCACACAGCACCATGCCGCTGGAGTGTTGGCTACCGGGTCCGCGGGCTCCCAGATAATCACTGCTGCGATTGGTTCGAGCATCAGCTGCCTCCTTTACCGGTGTGATAGCCATTGTAGCTATCAAATGACATACTGTCATAGATGGCATCGACGGCCGCGGCGTGATCGCTGCCCGCTGCCTCGCCATAGCCTGCCAGGTTGGCCGCTGGCTTGATGGCCTCCTTGAGTTGGTCGCGATAGGTGTCGGCCGCCCTGATGCCCACTAGGATAACCTTGCCATCAGCCCGGCTGAATCGTCCACACTCCAGCTTGATGCGCATGCGACACTTTGACTCTCCCTTCGCATTGATCACGATCTCAATGGGCCAGTTGGCATGGGCCTCGTCGGTCGCAGACCAAAACGCGCCCATCTGGACGTGACTGTGGATGGCGGCGATCGTGCCCGGCCTGACACGGAACTGGTCGTCTGGCATCTCTACGTGAGCGCCAGAGGCTGATTGAGGTGGAAAGTACATCTCGCGTATCGCCGCCCGGCCAGTGGACTGATTGAGGTCTCCGATGAGATATGCCATCCATTCGGTGTCAAACTCATCTGCGAGTTCAGTGCAGGCTCGGTACATATCAAGTGGCATCTCCACTTGTGGCTCGGCGGCGATGGGGCAGCCCTTGACGTCGGCCACCGGGCAGGTCCAGTCAGTGTCAGGCGGCCGCGTGGCTATGGGAACGATGACTGTAGTGGAATGGTCGCTTCCACTACGGCTGCCCATCCTGTCGCCGAACCTCTGCTGACCATTGCGCTGCCAGTCCCTGTGGGATGCGACTGACTGGCTGCCCTGGCTGCCCTCTGTGATATAGTTGGCGTTATGTGCAGCGACTGCATTAGATATGTCCTCGATCCCTGGCGCTGGCCTCTCGTCGACCAGGATCCAGTTATCGCCTGCCAGGATCTCCTTTATTTTGCGCTCACTACGTTTGCGTCCCATGGCTAAGTCCTCCCTTGGGGGCAAAGTACGCCCCCTGTTGCGATTGCTGCTAAACGGCCACATATTGATTCACTCGCAGACCAGAGTCAGACCAGTCGACGCGAAAGGTGTCTCGGACTGGTAAGCCTAGTAGAATGTAGTAGATAGCAATGGATGCAGCCATTGTGCATGGCCCAACGTGGACCGGCACGCTCGCATACCCTGGCTCATTCTCGGCCTCGGTCGACCATTCGGCTGGACTGCCGGTGACGGTCAGACCGTGACCATCTGCGCCTAGCTCAACGTAGCGTCCATGATAGTGCCCTCCTGCCCTCCCTACGGCCTCGTAGACCATCCTACGGCTACGCAGCGAGTCAGTTGACACGATTACCCTATTGGCTGACCTGATGGCTTCAGAATGCCACTCAGGGTCAAAATGGCCATGCGCGTTTATGGTGACATCGGGCCTGGCACGTCTGATCAACCCAGCCAGCGCGATTGACTTCGGCAGTCCGATGGCTGCTGAGTCAAAGGGTAGGCGATTCAGGTTATGCCCCTCGATCAGATCACCGTCAAAGAGTTCCAGCTGGCGGACACCGGCCAGGCCAAGGAAATATCCGCACCAACTTCCGATGCCGCCGCAGCCCACTACCAGCACGGTCTGGTCCTGGATAATGCCCAACGACTCTTGCCTGCTATACGTGTTGTCAGTCATTTCGTCCTCCTGCGACCCTTAACCCTCTTGGCCCGCTTGATTCGCTTATGGGTACCTGGCTTACTCAGCTTCTCCAAGGTGTTGGCTCTGCGCCGGCCCATCATCTCCAAGATATCCAGGAATCTCTGCGCCAGCTCATATAGGTCCCTAGTCTGCTGCCTGTCAGCAGCATCTGCTGCCATGAGTATGTCAGGATCATCGATGTCATGCATACCCCACGTATATCTATCCTCACTATCCATCATAGTCCTCCCTTTGGGCAGCCTGACTACCTGCCCCAGATAACGCCTGCGGCCTCCCTGGCCACCTCTCGTGCCCCAAACTCGAATGCATTAGTGGCATCCATGCCCTCGTCCCGCCAATGGTCATACCAATCCCTTACTCCCTGTGGACAACTCACCTTGACCTCTGGCGACCAGTCGCTCATGGACACGAGTAGGCTACTCAGGTTGACCTCCTTGTAGGCGCGATTGATGCAGGCGACCACCCTGGTCAGGCTAGCCTGGTCAACAATCGCCGCAGGCAATCCCTGTGGCTGACAGCAGATCGATCCATGGTCCGCATGGGGCAACTTTGGACTCCATTCGGCTATCTTGGACTGATTGAGTTCAAACGCCCCCGTGGATGGCATAAACGTAATCCAGATCCAGGGATAGATTGGCTCAGCTTGCTCAGCGCTCCATTCGATCTCACAGACTCTATTGCGAACCATTTCGTCGTCAGGGGTAGGATCTTCAAAGCCATTAGCCCGCTCCCAAACCTCCCACCCAGGATAGCTGAATCGCGTCGGCTGATAGCTGAGGCGCTGCAGGACCTCAATGGCTCCATCGATTGACCTCGACTGCCTAATGGCGACTCCCTGTCCATTGAGCCACCCCGGCACAGCGAATACATTACGCGTGGCCAACCTGGCTGCCTCGGCTGCTATCTGCTGCTCCCTGCGGAACGCAGCCCGCTCAGCCTCCACTTGCTGCCTGACTATCCTCGCCTGCGTGGTCGCGGCCGCAATCATGGCATCTCTCTCCCTGCGTATGGCCTCGGCTGCCTTCCTGCGCAGATTGACCAGCAGCTTGCCACCCGTGGCGGAAGGCTCGCCACTGGACATCAGCCTGAACGTGCGGCCGCCAATGGTTAGATATCCTGGCTCGGCGGCAGTTAGCCGACTGATGACCTCCTCGTCTGACTCCAATGTGGCCACCGCGCCATTGTCATCCTGCCCTACCAACTCCGCTGCTATCTCACTCACATAGCTACGGATAGCGTCAGCCAGGATAGCCGGCGACAGCGATGGCATACCAGCGTCATAGTTGGCCCCTAGATAATTAGCCAGCGACCTCGCCCGCTGGCGATTGATGCTCATATACCCACGGTGCGGCCCAGGCAGATAGCCACGGAAGGCGACCATTTTGGTATTCCCTACCTGCTCAGTGACATCCCTATCGCCAATGGTTACATGGAGCTGTAGCGCCCGTGTGCCCTGCGGTGATAACTCTACCCTTATCTCGTCCATCGATGTCCTCCCTGGGATAGTGAGCATCCCACTGAGGGGACAATATAAAATTATCCCCTCTAGCGAAGCTCTCTAACCGTGCTTAGCCTCGCGCATCCTTGGCCACCAACTCAACCACTGTGGCCCTCAGAGCCGCCAGCGTCTGACTGCCTGCGCTGACCTCCGCCTTCGATCCATTGACCAGCACATTGAAGGTCCGTAGGCCATGATTGGCCGAATACTCCTTGGCCACGTCGGCCAGGGTGTCCTCGCCATCCGCCGACCCGACAGTTTCTCCATTAACTTTAATCGTTACTGATGGATAGCCGCCATTCCCTGCTTCCCATACGTCTGTCATAGCTAGTCCTCCCCTTCATGGATTGACTACATCCCCAGCAGGACGCTGGGAAACTTTGGTGGGAATCTTCGCAGGGCTCCCACCTGGCCCCGACCGTCCCGCATGGACAGCCATACATGTGCGAACTTTGGGGACTGAGGACGTTGTGGCACTTGGGAGGACCATTCTACCCTCAGCCCCCGGCGCTGCGGTGCGCCATCCCCTGATCTAGCCAGCAATGGCCTCAGGGGAACTCGATACTAAATAATCCCTATGCGTCATAGCCACAGTGTGCTATCCTCCCCCTACGCACAGAGAGGGGAGGCCGGACGCTTAGACGCTCTGAGGCCTCCTCGCTGTCAGTGGCTGACCTCACTCCCCATAGGGCGCTTTTGGCCCTATCGCTCATAACACACATAGATCAGGAATGCCACCAGAGCGAACAGGATGACCACGCTGTCAGGCATTGCGGATACCCCCCGCAATAGAGCGGAATAGCTCAGCCACCTGCGGTCGCTTAGCCTCAACGATGCCATGCCCTGTGACTGAGGCAGCCATGAACTGAGCCTCATTGGCTCCTTTGGCCAGCGCAGCCTCAATGATGGGAGTGATCCAGGATTGCCAATCGCTACGATCAGTCACGTTGACCTCCAGGTCCACACTCGCCTGCAATATAGTCTAACCATCGCTGACGGTTGAAACGCAAGCTCTGTGACTCGCAGAAGTCTGCTAGGGTATTGAGGTAGATCTCAGTAAATCCATCCCCATACTGAGAATACAGTCGATTATGTTCCCTTATCGCATCCGCCAAAGCTATAAAGTGTTTCTTGGTCATCTGCTCGACTACCTCCCTGCGGTCGACGAACCGCCACCCAAACTTTCAATCGAACGCTCGACGTTGCCATTTGCCGCGACACCGACCGCCCGCCAAGCGACGCAAACGCAAACAAGCCACTTTGCCACGTTCGCCTGCCGTGCGTCGCCCTACTAGCCCCGCAACGCGAAAATGGCGCCACAATCACGATATCGCTATCGCAACTGTTCGCTATCGTCATCTCTCCCATACTCCTTTTTGATGTGCTCAATCCATCGCTGCTCAGCCACCCTCTGATCCCTGACCACCCGCACAATC